CCCGGTGCTGCCGCTGCCGCTGCAAATGCTGCTGCTTCTGCCGCTGTTGGAAATGCAACAAGTGGGATAGGTGGACTGGGTGTAGGTGGTGGTGGTGGTGGTGGTGGTGGTGGTGGTGGTGGTGGTTCTAGCGGATCTGGTATGGGCGGCATGGGCACTGGAGCCGCTGGTGCTGCTGCATCTGCCGCTGCTACTGGTGGTGTAGGTGGAGGTGGAGGTGGTGGCGGTGGTGGAGGTTGCTGTTTCATCATGCTTGAAGCCCGATATGGTAATGGCACTATGGACAGGGTTGTGCGCCGCTACAGAGATGAGAAAGTCACCGAAAGAAACAAGCGTGGTTATTACAAATTGGCTGAAGTGTTTATTCCTTTGATGCGCAAATCAAAGCTATTCAGCTTCTTTGTAGTCAAAACCTTTGCTGATCCTGCCGTGTGTTATGCCAAGTGGTATTACGGCGAGAACAAATGGGGCTGGATATTCAAGCCACTGGAGCGTTTTTGGATGGGCTTATTTGATACGCTTGGCACAGAAACTAAATTTATCCGTGAAAACGGCGAAGTGGTTTAGGGGATAAGACATGGCAAAAGTTAAAAAGAATCTTGCAGACGATGGCGGCTTTATTGGAGTCGCAGCCGTTGACCACATGGGCCATAAGTTTGATGATGACTTGTTGAGCACTTTGTCCGCTTTCCGTGACACTTTCATGGTGAAAGACAAAGAAAAAGCCAAAGAACTTGAATGGTATTACAAGAACGCCGCCAATATTGTGGATGCAATTGACAACCGCCCAGACGGTCAGATGATATACAAGAAAATGTATAGCGAGTTCATTGAGCCAGCCTACAAGAAAATCAAAAAGGGCGACTTTATTGGTGCGCACAACATTTATAAGCGCATGGTTGAGTTTGCCAAAAAGATTTCCAATGTTAGTGATTCCAAACTGATGGCTCCTAAGAATTTGGCTATGGGCGGCATGTCTGACCTTGGCTCCTACTCAGATGGCGGCAGGTTGTTGCGCGGCCCCGGTGACGGCGTATCGGACTCCATCCCCGCTACTATTGGTAAAGGTCAGCCTGCGCGTTTAGCTGACGGTGAGTTTGTGGTACCTGCACGTATCGTTTCTGAAATTGGTAACGGCTCAACTGAGGCAGGCGCACGCAAACTGTACAAAATGATGGATCGTATCCAAGCAGCCCGTGGCAAGACTGTGGGTAAAGGCAAGGTTGCCGCGAACACCAAGGCAGATAAGTATCTTCCCGCTTAAGGAATAGTCATGGCAGAACCAACACAAGTAGTAAACACGACAACCTCAATCCCAGAATACGCTCGCCCATACGTTGAGCAATTGCTGGGCATGACCGCTGGCGCTCTCTATAACTACGAGACAGATGCCAGCGGTAAAATGATTTATCGGGACGCTTCGGGGAAAATTGTTCCTGAAGGCACCGCTGGCGCTCAGCCTACTCCTACCGGCCTCCAAGACTATCAGCCTTATACCGGCGAAAGAACTGCGGGATATTCCGACCTACAAAAACAAGCATATGCTACAGCTCAAGGCTTGGGCTATAACCCATATTCCACAGGAGCCGCCACAGGCTTGCAGGGTTTAGCGCAACAAGCGGGTCAGTACGGGTACACGCCGTCAAGTTTTGATTACACACGAGCTGTCGCGCCAACATTACAAAACTACCAAATGACAGGGCCTGCTGATGTTGCGGCGCAACAAGTAAATGCGGGAACAATCAATGCTGCACAAACGGGTTACAACCCCAACTTGCAAACTTTCCAAATGCAAGGGCCTGCAAACGTATCATCGCAACGCGTAAGTGCAGGGGACATAAACGCGGCTCAGATGGGCCCCGCTCAGCAAGTAAGTACTGGGATGTTTACTGCGCCGGGCACTGTCGATGCGTACATGTCGCCTTATCAACAGGCCGTCACCGACATAGGAAAGCGGGAAGCTCAACGCCAAGCTGACATTGCAGGCACACAACGCGGCGCTCGTCAAGCTCAAGCTGGGGCTTTTGGCGGCTCGCGCTCTGCTATTGAGAACGCAGAGGCGCAGCGTAATCTGGCTCAACAGATGGCGGACATTCAGTCAAAAGGTAGCCAAGAGGCGTACAACCAAGCGGCGCAGATGTTTACATCTGACCAAGCTCGTCAGCTTGCAGCACAACAGGCCAACCAACAAGCAGGATTAACTGTCGGCACGCAAAACTTAACTGCGCAACAGCAGGCCAATGTACAAAATGAGGCCAATCGGTTACAAGCATCAGGCATGAGCGCCACACAAGCAATGCAGGCGGCAATTGCAAATCAACAAGCGGGTTTGACTGTTGGCCAACAAAACCTCGCCTCTCAAATTGGTACCCAACAATTAGGCACGCAAACAGGTGTGCAGACAGCTCTTGCAAACTTGACCAATCAACAGCAGGCCAATGTTCAGAATGAAGCTAACAGGTTGCAAGCCAGCGGCATGAACGCTACACAAGCAATGCAAGCAGCTTTGGCCAACCAGCAAATGGGCTACAACGTAGGCAACCAAAACTTGCAAGCCAATCTTGGTGTACAGCAACTTGGCTCGGGTCAAAACTTGCAAGCTCAACTTGCCAACCAAACCGCCAACCAACAGATGCAACAGTTGGGAGAGCAATCTAAACAGTACGGCGCTGGTTTGGGTCTTCAAGGTCTGCAAGCAGGTATGCAGGGGTATCAAAACCTTGGCGCTATCGGGCAAAACCTGTACGGTCAAAACATTGGCAACTTAAGCACGCAAGCACAACTTGGCGGACAACAGCAACAGCAAGCACAAAACATACTAAATCAGCAGTATCAAGACTTCCTGACGCAACAACAGTTCCCGTATCAGCAGTTGTCTTACATGTCCAACACCCTGCGCGGTATGCCTATGAGCCAAGGTAATCAGTCTGTGTATCAACAGCCGCCAAGTATGCTGTCTCAAGTGGCAGGCGCGGGTTTGTCTCTTGCGGGTTTAAGCAATCTGTTTGGCGGCACAAGCAAAGCTAAAGGCGGTAGTATCAAAGAGAAAAAGGGCGGCGCTGCTGGACTGCCTGCAATCGTACTTTCAAAGATGGGATAAGAGGCGGCTATGTACACATCCACACAACGGGGAACATCAGGCATTAGCTCTGGCAGTATCGACGCATTGCGCGTCCAGCTAATGAAGATGAATGCGCAGCAGTTGCAAGCGTTTGCACAAGCAAATCAAGACGATGCCATCAAGCTCAGCCTAGCCGCCGAAGCGGATAAGTACAAGAAGCAGCACGGTCAAGAAGCTATGGCGCTGATGTCGGGCCAACAGCAAAAGCCCCCTATTGCACAGCAAATCCTGCAAAGCATTGGTCAGCCCCCACAGCAACAGCAGCCACAAGGCCCCCAACAGGGCCAAGGCCCGATGCCTCCTCAAGGGCAAGGTGGGCCAATGCCTCCTCAAGGTATGCCTCCTCAAGGTATGCCGCCCCAAATGGCGCAAGGTCAAATGCCACCACAAGGCATGGCCGACGGCGGTTATGTGTTGCCTGAAGATCAAGGTATTGCCACGCTTCCTGTAGGCAATATGGACTTTGCCGAAGGCGGCATTGTTGGCTATGCTGATCGTGGGCTTGTAAAAGCGGGTTTTATGATGCCTCCTGAAATACCCGATGGCGCTATTGTCATGGGCAACATGTACAAAGACCCCGATACAGGCGAAATGAAGTACATCCCCGGTTCTGAACCTGAGCGTTCTGAATATGCAGGAATGACTCTTTCTGATTTAGGTGGGGAGATAAAGAGTGGGCTTGGAAAACTGTTGCTCAACCCCAAAGAACAACGCCGTGCCGAAATTAGAAAACAAAACATACAAGCAGAAGAGCGTATTGGCCCTGTTATGAAAGGGTACAAGCCTCGTCGTAGTGACGAGCAGCAATTTCAATCCGATGTGGCTCAACGCAATAACTTGCCTGACCCAACAGCAACAGCCGTGACCACCTCCGGCGCAGGGGCTGCTCCTCCCGTACCACCCGCAGCACTTGATAAACGCGGACTGCCAAGCCGCCCCAAACTTGCAGAACCCACAATGCCCCAACAAGGCGGTATTTCTGCGCTTGCCACCAAGCCTGAAGACTTGCAGCGCATTTACGGCAACATGGTGCCTCCTGCGGCAGACCCGTTTGAAGGAAGAATCCGCAACATTGGCGAGATGGAGCAGGCAAACGCAGCAGCGGCGTTGGCTCAACGCCGTCAAGATATTGCCGACCTCGGCCCCGCATATACCGAACGCGAAGCCAAGTTAAAAGATCGCCAAGGCCGGATTGAAAAAGAAGAAGGCAAGTTGCCTTACATGGCAATGCTTGAGGCTGGTTTGGCCATGATGAGTGGAACTTCTCCCCACGCTTTTGTCAATATTGGCGCTGGTGGTGCAACAGGCGTGAAGTCATACAAGCAAGGTATTGACAAAATATCCGAAGCCAAGGACAAGTTGGATGACGCGTTTGGTCGCATCGAAGAAGCGCGTCGCAGCGAGAAGGTGCTCAACACCAGAGAGTTGCGTGAACTTGAAAACAATGTCAGAAAGACTGTTTCTCAAACCGAGAGAGATGTGTTGGCTGGTGCGCAACAAGCTTATGGTTTGTCACAACAGCAAGCCGGTAAAATGTTTGAAGCTTATGTTGGCAATAAACGCGCAGAGTTTGAGCAAGGCGCAGCCACAGACCGCACACTCATTCAAGAGCGTGGAGCAAACGCACGCACACAAGCACAACTCAGCGCACCCCCCGCAGAAGCACGCATGGCCATGATGTTGGGCACAGGCAAAACAGATGCCGAGCGTTTGGAGTCCGGCTTACGTAAAGTCCAAGACCTACAAAGCGATAAGACAGGCGCTACCTACGCCAAGTTGTACGCCGATCATGTGACTGAATCTAAGAAACAGATGACTGAGCCCATGACTCCCACAGAATTTGCCGCAAGTATGCGCGGTATTTTGACCGCCATGAGTCCAAAAGTAACGACTATGCCGGGAGCAAATGCGCCTGTGTACGACCGGCCTAAATAAGCCATAATCCAACCAGCGCAGAATCACGGGGTCGCTGCCGTAACACAATTCGATGAGTAACATATGCCTCAATACGTACAGCTTCCTGATGGCGGGTTCTTTCCATTAAAAGAAGGAGAAGACCCTAATTCTGCATTACGTGAAGCGGAAAAGCTGTACCCGCAGGCATTTGGCGTTACTAAGAAAAAAGAAGAAGTTGCTCCCGCACAAAGCGGTTTTATGCCTGCTACCAAGGCGGGGTTCTCTTCTTTAAAAGGTGACGTTGCCGCCCTTGCAGGCCGCACAGGTTTGATGGATGAGGCCGCTGCCGAAAAGTACATCCAAGAGCAAGAAACCTACCGCCAAAAAACATTTAAGCCCACAGAAACTTTTGGCGAAGCTCCTGTTACCAAAGGGCTTGAACTGTTGGGCGGTTCTTTACCATACATGGCAGCGCCCCTTGCGGCAGGTATTGGCGCTTTGGCTGCGCCCGGAGCAGCGGTTGTTGCCCCTGTAGCGGCAGGACTTGCGTCTGCTGCACAGTTCACTGGATCAAACCTTTCCCGCCAAATGGAAGAAGGTAAGACGCTTGGAGAAACTGAACTGGGTAGTGCTGCCGCAGCCGCCATACCACAAGCCGTGTTGGACACGCTCTCTTTAAGACTGCTCCCCGGTATCGGTCGAATCTTTGCCGCCGCTGGTAAAGAAGTGCCCGAGCAAGTATTGGCGCAAGCAACCAAACAAAATCTTAGCAAGGTTGCGGGAGATTACGCACTTGCCACAGGCAAAGGTGCCGGTATTGAAGGTTTGACTGAATCAGGTCAACAATTACTTGAGCGTTTACAGGCTGGACTGTCAATTACGGATGACAAAGCTAGGGATGAGTATTTTGACAGTTTCATTGGTGGCGCTGTTCTTGGTGGTGCTATTTCTCCTGCTGGCCGGTATTTTGAACGCGGTCAAGAAGCGGGTCAACGTGAAGCCGCCCGTGCTGTGGAACAAAAACGCATAGCCGACGAAGCCGAAGCCGCCAAGAACCAGCCAGAAGCGTTGATGGCACTGGATGCCCAGTATGCTGGACTTCTCCAGCAAAAACAAGAGTTGGAAGCTCTTGCTGTCAAACCCAAAAAAGGTTCGACTGACGAAGAGAAGCAAGCATACAAAGAAGCCAAACAAGCTATATCCGCGTTCAACGAAGAAAATGATTTCTTTGCTGTGCGTAGTGAATTTGAAAAGCGCAAAGATGCAATTGCTGAATTAAAAGCACAGCAAGCCCCTGCCGCGCCCGAGGCGCAACCTACCCAAGAAGTCATACCACCTGCACCCCCAGTGCCGGATGTCAGTATGCTGATGGATCAGTATGACACGCTTAAGCTACAAGAAGATCAGCTTGCGGCAAAGATGGCTGAAAGCCCCGAAGCGTATGAGCAGTTGCGCCCACAGCACAAAGAACTGAACACGCAAATTGGCGATTTGTCTAAGCAGATTGAGGAAATGGGCGGAGTTACCGTCAAACCTGCCGAGTTTGAAGCCCAAGCAAACGTAACGCTTGGCGCTCTTGACAAGCAGATCGAGACACAGAAAGCAGCTTTTGCAAAAGCCACTGACCCCAACAACCGTGACTATGAAGTTGCCGATAAATCTTTGGCCAAGCTCAAAGAACTGAATGCAGAGCGTGAGAAAGCCGCCGCTGATATTGAGATGCGCCGCAAGGCATTGACTGAGAAGCAAGCCAATCTGACCCAGCGTGGCGAGACCCGCCCCTTGTTTACAGAAGCCGAAGCCCCCACCCCTGCGCCCCAAGTTGCGGACGTAACACCTCCAAGTATTCCCGGCATGGCTGAGAAGCCTGAAGAGGCAGTATCGGCACCGGTTGCGGCAAAGATGGAGACAACGCAAGTCTCAAATATTCAACCAACCGCTGAAGAAAAAGCAACCGAAGCACGCACAAAAGCTTACGCGCTTACTGAACAACTACGTGAGGCGGAATCAAGCCTTGCGCCCATGCAGAAAATGGCAGCTAGTAGCCGCGACCAATCCACGTATTTATCTGCGTTGTCCAAAGTTAAAGACCTCAAAGATGAAATTGCATCTTTGCAAAACGTCAAACCAGAACGCATTGACACTAAGTCCCTTGATTTGTTTGGTGAAGAGAACGTCATCCGTACCGCCATTCGCAACAAAGATCAACGCACACTTGATGTTTTGCAAGCACAGAAAGAAAAGATTAGGCTTGGTGAGCTTGATGCAGAGAAAGCCAAACGCGACGCACTTGTCAAAGCGTTGGATGAGCGCCTTGATCTGACAGGTAAAAAAGTATCCCGTGACGTAACGCCCGAAGAATACGACCGCGTTATGGCAAATATTGAGGCTGAGAAACGTCTGGTTGAAACACCCCAACGTAATGCCAAGAAGTCTTTGTTGCAAGAGTTGCACGACTTAGCCGATGAGCACGCGCAGCTTACCGCCCAGATGGAACGAGGTATTGCTACGCCCACAGTGCAAGACAAGGCTATGGCTTTGCGAGCCAAGCTTGGCAAAGGGGAAGCGCCCACTGAGCGCCCCATGCAAGGGTTAGAAAGAGCAAACCTTCAACGCAAGATCAACGCCACGCTCAATAAATACAACAGCGTACTTGCCAGAGTTGAGCCTGTTCGTGAGCGCATTGAGAATTTATACCAAAGCCTGCACAAAGTTAAAGTTGAGGAAGCTAGAGCCGCAAGCGTGGTTGAGGGCGAGAAGCGAACGATAGAAAATCTGCGTGCGGCTAGTGATTTCAGAATGCCTACAGCAGAAGAAAAAGCAAAAGGCATAAAAACCAAAGTTTTTAAATCAAGACAAGCCGCTACTGCTGCCCGTATCAATCGTGGCGATGTTCGCAAAGAAGCCGAAACATCTGAAAAGATGCGCAACTTGGCAGCAGAGCTTGGCCGTGAAGACCCTCGCTACATCCAGCTTGTCAAAGAAACTCAGCGCCGTATCAAAGCGTTGACTGAACGACACGGTAAGGGCGACTCTAAGGTAACTGCGTACATCAACGAGTCTTTTAAAACCAACCAAGACAAGGCTGTTCAGTTTGGTAAAGAAACACCTGAATACAAAGCCACGCTAAAAGAGCAGATTGCGTACTTCCAAGAGACCTTGGGTGCTGGTAAACAAGAAGTTAAGAGCCAGCGCGGTGTTCAAGAAACTCGCAAGGTCAACCGTGCCCCAAGGGAAAATCGTACCGGTTCGCCTGAAAGTCGTGAAGCCACAGAAGGTAAGCAAGAAGGTGCAGCACAACGCTTTACCAAAGACCAGATCATTGCTACATACCGCAATCAACTCAAGAAAGACCTTGAAGCTGCGCGTAAGTTTGATGAAGACTCTGGCACCGCATACCGTAAACGTGAAGCCGCAGGCGGGTCTGTAGACACCGCAGAAGCCCAAGCCTTTATGGACAAAGTTATTGCCGGTTTGCCTGAGAACGTCAAGTTTGTGTACGCTGCTGACCCCGGCAAGATTCCTGTGAGCCTACTCAAGCGCATGACCGCAGAGGGCGTTGACCCCAACGAAGCTATGGTTCAGGGCGCGGTTTTCAGTGACGGTACTGTGCTGGTGGTGGGCGATCAACATGCTGACTTGAAAGACTTGGAAGCCACTGTTGCTCACGAGTTGGTTGGTCACTACGGCATCGACACCATCATCGGCATTGACAAGCTAAAAGACTATGCCAACAAAACCGACTTGTTCAAGCTGGCCACCGAGATTGGCGGCAACAAACTGTTGATAGAAGTCCAACAAGTAGCAGCATCCAACGCGGCGCTTGGACGTGACGAAGCTACTCAAAAATTACAAGTATTGCGCGAGATCATCGCCCACACCGAAGAAGCTCGGGTGACTGAAGCTTTCCGTGAGAAAGCAGGACGTTGGTTAAAAGAACTGGTTGGCATGGTTCGCGCTGGTTTGAAGCGTCTGGGCTTTACCAAGATGTCAGCCATGTCCACGTCCGATGTGTACTACGCCTTGCGTGAATCCCGCAAAGCATTTGCCAGTAAGCAGATTGGCCCATACCGTGCAGCCGATGGGCAGATTGCATTCAGAACCAAGAAAGAGCCAAGCAGTTCTATCTTTGCCCGTGAAAGTGGTGTGGTGGATAAGTTCCTTGGCAACGTGATGGGTTTGGCTGGTCGCGTCCAGTTCGTTGACAAGTACGCCGCACTGTCTGAAGCGTTGAAGAAAGGCCAAACTGCTGGTCAGATTTCTTCCCAAGAAGCATTGAACGCTGAGTATCTGCTTCGGTTTGGTGAGCAACGCAGTATGTATTCCGGTCAATTTTTGACAAACGGTAGAGTGTCTCTTGTTAGAACAGACACACCTGACGGCACTGCCTACACCTATGAGAGCAAAAAGGGTGTAAGCATGGTGGACGTTGCTGAAGCGTTGAGCAAAGGCAAATTTGAGAGTGACACCAAAGCTGAAGAAGTTTTGACTGTTTACGAGGCCGGGGCGCGTGCCAATCAAGTTGGTTGGGAAAAGTTGAATTTAGAAAACTCCGCAAAAGCAAAAGCTGAGTACAACGCTGTAATGGCGCAACTTGCCACAAACAAAGAACAAGAGGATGCTGTCAAAGCCGCGTCCAAACTTTACCGTGAGTACAACGCAGGTTTGTTGGACTTCCTTGTCGAGACTGGCGCTATCACCAAAGAGAAGGCTGCTGAACTTAAGGCCATCAGCTACGTGCCGTTCTACCGTGTGTCTGGCAACGGGGACGTTCAGCTTATGGTGGACAAAGAGCACCCCTTCCGTATTGGCAACATCAAGGACGAACCTCAGTTGCAGGCGCTTGTGGGCGGCAATGATTACATCATGCCCATCTTTACCAGTGCCGTGCAGAACACTTTCATGCTTACCAACATGGGCTTGCGTAATCAAAGCGTGAAAGAAACCGCTTACGCCCTGCGTAAGATAGGGATGGCCAGCCGCGTAGCAGAAGGCAAAGGGCCAGCCAGCAGTGATGTTGTGCGTTTCAAAAAGAAAGGCAAAGATTACTACGCTTTAATTGACTCCGATATGTATGGCATCCCTGCGGACTTGGTGGTCAAAGGTATGGAAGGTATCAAGACAACCATCCCCGCCATTGTGCAGTTGATGGGTATACCCGCAGATATTTTGCGCACATTTGTTACGCGCAACCCGACATACGCTTTGCGCCAAATGGTTCGTGACCCGCTTAGTGCGTGGTTGACTACAGGCACAGACGCTTTCCCAGTGCTGAGTTCGTTCAAAGAACTGGCCAAGATGGTGGCTGGTCGCAGCGAAGTGGAAAAAGAACTGATGGCTGCAGGCGCTATTACTAGCAATGTCTTCTCCGGCGACCAGCGCGATATGTCTAGGTTCTTGAAAGATGTGTCCGCAGGCAAGTCTGGTTGGGATAAAGCAATGAGCAGGCTGGATTCGCTGGCAGTGCAGGGAGATGCGGCTACCCGCGCTGTGGTCTACAAGGATTCTTTGGACAAAGGTATGACCAAGCAACAAGCATTGTTGCGCACGTTGGAGTCGATGAACTTTAGCCGCCGTGGTGTGTCCCCCAGTATGCAGATGTTGTCCGTGTTGATCCCGTTCTTCAACGCACAGATTCAAGGTTTGGATGTTTTATATCGTGCGTTCAAGGGCGATATGCCTTTCAGCGAGCAGTTGAAAATTCGTCAAAAACTGGTGGCGCGTGGCGTTATGCTGGCCGCTGGAACTGTGGCTTACGCCATGATGATGGAAGATGACGAAGCGTACAAACGCGCCAAGCCTGAAGAGCGGCTGGCAAACTGGTTCGTATATGTTCCCGGCGTTGATGAGCCTGTGCGTGTGCCAATCCCATTTGAATTAGGTTACCTGTTCAAAGCGTTGCCCGAAGCTGTGTACAACATGGCATTTAGCGACGAGAAGGCCAGCAAATCTATGGACGGCATGATGAAGTTGCTTGCGCTATCTAATCCGTTTGCGTTGCCACAAGCAGTTAAGCCGCTGACTGAAGCAGTACTGGGCAAGTCTTTCTACAGCGGCGACATTGAGTCTGAGCGCGAGAAGAAGACCATGATGGCTACTGAGCGTTACCGCGAGTCCACCACAGAAGTGTCCAAACTGCTTGGTCAAGTCACTGGCAAGGTTGGGGTCAGCCCTATCACGCTGGACTATCTGATGCGTGGATACACAGGGCCTCTTGGTATTGCTGTTGTGCAGCTTGCCAACCCGATACTAAACACCGAAGCCGAAGCCGCTATTGCCAAGCCATCCATGAAAGCCAGCAAGACTCCGTTCATTGGCGGTATCTTCCAACCGGTTGAAGGTCGTGGTACGTTGGATGAAGCGTATGCAGAAATGGTGGAGATACAGCAAGTTAAAGGTACGTATAACAGGCTGGTGTCTGAAGGTCGTCGCGCTGAAGCAAATGCGTTTGCCCAAGAGTACGCTACCAAACTTAGTATGGCATCCACCTCCGGCTTCGTGCAGAAGCAATTGGGTGAGTTTGCCGCACAAGAACGCCGTGTCATCGCACACCCAACGATGTCTCAGGAAGAAAAAGACAGGCGGTTAGCGCAGATTGATAAGGCCAAGCTGACCTACGCTCGACGCTTCCTTGCGGCTAGCGAAAGAACCATACCCCGATAAGCCCTCCTCGTACACACGGGGCGGCTTTGGCGTTGAATATCCTGTGCTTGAGCGCTTGGTTTAAGCCCTCAGTGCGGACAGCATCGGTGTCAAGGCAGGGTATAAAGAACCCCTGCCCCGGCTCAGTCTTTTGCCAAGGGTATTTGATGGATAAGCGTTTCATCGACTTCCGTCACAGCGCGGCTAATCTTCATGGCGGTCACACGCATAGGTGGTGCGCTGGTCTTAGACATCATGTCTTTCTTGGCTATATACGACACCGTAAACTGCGCTTCAAGATACCGCTTGAAGTTGGCATAACCAAAGCTCATGTTGGAACAGAATGACTTGAGCATACGCTCTTCAATGAAGAAGTCCACATGCCCTGCGGTTACGCCGTGCTCGACCCGCCCCATAACTTCTGCGCGTGTGGTGTTCTTGTCTACCATCGAGCCATCCCCCAAGTGCGCCAGTGGGCCAGCTTTCTCACCATAACGCACCACCACAAACTTACCTTGGTACTCCTGCACAAACGCATTGAGTACGTCCTCGGCACTGCGGTAACTACCCTTGATACTGCCGCGCTGGTGATTGATACGCTTGCGGAAACTCTCGATGATCTCTACCAACGGGAACTCGGCAATGCCTGCGTGTTCGCTGTTCATCAATATACCGGCGGCTATGGCACAGCCAACGCCTGCCATCCAGAATCGCTCGTCGTTGGGAGCCTTGTACTCCGCATACATCTGGCGCACAGTCTGAAGCACCAGCGTCTTAACCATCTCAATGTTGTCAACCATGTACTGCGCTAGGACAACGCCAGCCACGGCATAGTTGCTACTCAAAGACTTGATGATCTCGATCTCGTCCGCACTCCACTCCAGCTTCTCGTCCATGATGTATTCAATCAAGCGGCGAAGCTCGCCTTCAGAAGCGTGTTTGCGTGTGCCTGTCAGGTAGTCCACGGCGTGGGTGTTTGATGACATGATCGCCATCGCTGCCCATGTAGACAGGTTCAAGCGTTCCTTGTTGGCTCCAGACTCCATGCGCTCTTTGCCGCGCCCCTCGGTCATACTAAGCAAGAAGGCAGGGAACCACTCAAACTCGTCGCGGTTCTTGCTGGTGATCTCATCCGTAATGAGGGGGTTGCTGTGCAGGAGGCCGAGCCTTTGTTGCATCGCAACAGGAGAAGTGCCTGCGCCTGTACGGTAGTGGGTAGGGTGACCCCATATGGATGCCGCACCTTCCAGCGCCAGTGACTTGCCAGTACCCGAGTCGGTCGAGGCGCAGTGAACAGTCAGGCCGTGTAGCCCTGTGAAGCGCATCAGCGGTGAGCCAGCGCCCACAAGGATGATGGCCAAGTGATCCCACAGTTTCCTGCGCACCAGCAGGTCAATAAACTTGCGCCAGTTCTCTAGTGTTCCGGCAGGCTTGGAGTTCATTGTGATGTTCTCAAGGCCGGGCATGGGCACTTCGATGGCTTCCCTGTTGGGAGAGTAAATCTTGCCACCCCACACAAAGGTGTTGTTGGGTTGCCAGCCGCAGTGGTCTGGCACCTCTATGGGCTTCTTCTCACTGCTCATCTTCTCCACGCAAGCTCGCACGTAGTCGTACAAGTTCTTGTCGTTGCCCGAGCCAAAGGTAGCCAGCACGTTCTGCTGAGCCAGCGCCTTGACTGTCTCATCCTTGCTGACCACGGCTTTCTGTGGGAACGATACGGCCTGCACCTTGTAGTCACGCACCGCCAACATATGCACAAGATGTTCACCGTTATGGCTCAAGATATCCACAGGGAACATGTCGTAGGGCAACAGCATGATCTGACGCTTGGTCACCTGCCCGTTAGCGTCTGTATCTTCCTTCTCCATGAACACGCCGCCTCGTATGCCGTATGCGTAGCCACGCGGCGGTTCTGGTCGGATGAGTTGTTGGTTGCCGTTCTCGACCTCGATGGTGGTCTCGGCTGTGGTCACCGCCGTCTCACGCCCAAGCGCCAGCGGGTTGGTGATCTTCCCCCTATGGGGACATTCGTCACAAATGCCGGGATTCTCTGAGTCAAACTTCACGCAGGGGTACGGGCCTTTGATCTCGGCCAGCTTCTGGTGCATACGCTCATGGGGGTAGGGGTGCAGATCGGACAGCCACACTGCCGCCTTCTCACCATCCTCACACTTCTGTGCAATGCTCAACCACCCACGCCACAGCGGTTCCATGCCATCTTCAGTTGCGTTCTCAACGTAGTACCTGAGTTGGTCACAGCCCACGCCATCCTTGGTCTTCTTGTAGATGTGCTTGAACTTCGTGACGCTGTTCTCAAACAGCTTGACTGTTGTCGCTGACAACGCAGTCTCAGGGCGCTTGCCCGGCAACGCTAGGTCAGTCTTACCCTTGGGGGGCAGGGGCGGTGGAGCGTTCTTGAGTTGGCTCTCGATATGGTTGGCCAAGTCGTGGAAGTCGAACGTGTCGCCTTCAGCTAGTATGCGCACTCGGCGCGGCGTAGCGTACTTGGCCTTGTTGTTGAACGTCTCAGGGATGCGTAGCACCCTCGCCGCATCTGCGGTCACAGTCATGTCGATACTCAAAGCTTCTTGCTTACACAGGCGCTTGAAGTTCTCGGCAACAGGCTTCCACTCATCAACAGCCACATCTTCTGTGAACGGCCAGTAGCAGTGCAGTCCACCACCTGAATTCACAATGTAGGGGTTGCCTAACAGGTCGATGCCAGTCTTGGCAAGAAACCCATCCAACGCAAGGGCAGCAGCCTTCTTGGTCTCATACCCATCCATGTCAATGAACAACGACCGGATGTACCGTGCGTTGTCTGCTGTTCGCTTACCCGAGTTCTCAAAGGTGGACAACGCAAAATAGGTGTCCTTGTTCTGCGTGACCCACTTACCTACTGTTGGTTCTATCTCCTCAATCTTTTGAACAAACGTGTGTTCTTTCTTTTTTGTAGTTAGCTCTGCCGCGCAGTACAACCCGTTATCCGGAGACGGCAAAACCACCGCTAGAAATTCAAGCGGAGTCATGGGAATCCTTTGGGTTAGATGAACAGGTCGAGTTGCTTTTCGTCTTTGACGGGGTAAGCGTGGTCGGTTGCTACCGCAGTGAAGCGGCGCAGTATTTCATGTTGCCATTCAATAGGAGCGCCGAAGTCTTTGTTGTCCATGTACATAGCGAAGTAGCGGATGAGTTCCGCGTTGCTTAAGGTACGAGGTTGTAGTGATGACATATTTTTCTCCATGCGTCGTCCGCTGAATGTGCTGATCTAAGGATTGTGAGGAGCGTATCGACTCGGTGTTCATACGCTGGGAAGATGTCGCCACCTTCAAACCAGTTGTAGACCGTCTGTCGGGACACGCCCAAGGCTTTTGAGATGCGAACAACTGAGAAGTTGTGATGCGCCGCCCATCGTCCAAGCTGGTTGCCCGGAGTCTTTGGCGCACGCATGATTGCATCAATGGTTTTTTGAGAATAGGCCATTACTTGCTCTTTCTTCTGGCAGAGTGACACGGACAACACGCTGTGAGCGCCCTGATGAGGCGATGCGTCTTTCACCTGTGTCGATGATGAAACCTTTTTTCAATAGCGGTGCGAAGCGCGGGGTGATGCTGTGGCTACGTACATGCGGTAACGCACGCTCAACATCATCGGCTATGCAACCGTTGGGGAACTGGGCAACTACGTCCAGCACCATACGCTCCATCATGGCAGTGTCGATGCTGGCGGCTGCTTCGTGGCTTGTGTCAGGGTCATGGGTTCGCGCCATGACGTGGGGATCTGTTCCAAGTGTGCTCATTGTTTCTCCTGAAGGTGGGGGTACTGGCGGTGCTCTCCTTGTGACGGCACCAGTTGATTGGTAGAGAGCGAGGCGACTCCCGCTTTCCCCCCGTTTTATTTACTCATCATCCCAGTCAGACACGATGTCAGCCAGCTTGCCTTTCTTGGCAGGCACAGCAGACGGCTTCGCGGCTTCCTTGCGAACTTCAGGCTCGTCGTCAGCATCGACCACAGGCTTTGCTTTCTTGGCTTTCTCAGCCTTCTCAGCAATCGGCTCGTAGGCAGGTGCGTCTTCCTCTTTGGTCAAGTCACCCATAGGGCGTGTACCAGCAAGAGACATCTTGGGGGCGTTAGGTTTCACGCCATCGCTTTGCGCCACGGTCATGACCACGGCACGTTGTGCGTCAGCACTCTCAGCTTGCTCCTTGATGATCTCGTACTCATCATCCGTCAACCAGCGCACAGGCTTGAAGAACAGCTTGGGAGACTCGGCCTTGGTATCAAAACGCATCTCTGTCACGATCTGCTCGGGGTTAACAGGAGGGTTCTGCACCGCCAAGTAGCGTGCATAGGCTTGCAACGGACGCTTGTCACCTTCTTCCTTACCGAACACCGAAGTGGCAGGCAAGGTCAACTGCATCACATCCCCTGATGGGTTGTTGGCCAGCACAACAGCAAGGCGCTGTTGGTAGCGGCAAGCACGGCTATTACCTTGACCTGAGCCAGCCACGTTCTTGGGGCAACTCATGCAAGTTTCAGCCTGCTTGTTCTGAGAAGAAGCATCGGGGCGTTCGCCGTCATTGCTCCAGCAGTCAGGGCCAGTGATGTTGTCGGCATCGTACTGGGCGGCGTAGAAGATACGGCTGACCTTGGGGGCAGCTTTCACAATGATGACTTCCAAATGGCGGTCATCAATAGCGGCAACTTCCTTACCACCAGCTACCAGACGGAACACGCCGCCTTTGATAGAGATGCGTTTGGTGTTGGATACGCCGCCACCGGTCAGGGCTTTGGCTGTTTCGGACAGTTCGTTATTACGAGCGAATGCAGGTACGTTTGCGGACGAAAAAAGCGTTATGTTTGACATATAAAACTCACTTGGTTGGTTTGGTTACGACTATGTTGAACTCCGTTACAGAGTTCAGCCCCGGTGGTACTACCCCCGGGTTCTCTTCAAGAAACTGCGCCATGTTTGCCTGCGCGATACGTTTGAACAACAGGTCAACAGCGCCGTGCTCAAGGACAAACTCCTTGAACGAAGCCCAGTCATTTGTTGTGTACGTAGTCGAGGTACGCATGGATACAGTCCCAAAGGGACTCTTGACCGATGTGACGCCCAGCGCCTTCATACGGTCTTTAATTTCAAATTTGATTTCGTCTTGTTGCCCCTTGAGCACTTCCAGTTTGGTGTCGTACTCTTGGGTCATGGTGTCGATTTCCATTTTTATCTTACGGTAAATCTTCACGAGTTTGTCGAGCGGAATGTCGGTGTCTTCCATTACTTCTCCTGTTTATTGTTTGTCTAAGGTTGGACAGTTTACACGTTTGCGTTTGTTTTGCAACTCCTTTCATGAATTTATTTCTATCTCAAACATTTGGGTAAGAAGTGAGTTATCACTTACCTTGCCCTCCAATGCTTTGAACATCTTGCGCTCAATCGGTGAGCCTTGGATGTGGATGACAGTCACCTTGTCGGAGTTCTGTCCCTTGCGGTCAGCCCGTGCAATGCACTGGATGTACTGCTCCACGCTCATCAGTGGGCCAAAGAAAACTACCGTGTCAGCCGCAGTCAACGTGATGCCGTGCGCCGTAGCCTGCGGTTGCATAACCAATACGCGAGGGTCAGGTTCATGTTGGAAGCGGTGGATGATGTCGGCACGTTTACTGGGTGTGATACCGCCGTGTATGCACTCGTTGGCAATGTTCTTCTTGGTCAGGTGCGTCTGTATGGTGTCGATGCTTGACCTGAACAACGCAAAGATGATGACCTTGCGTGTAGTCTCATCCAAGATTTCTTCCAGCACACCAAGACGGGGGGCGGCATCAAACTCAATCACTTCTTTCTCGTCGGTGTACACAGCGCCACAACTTATCTGCAACAGCTTACTCACACCAGCGGCAGCGTTGACTGCGCTGATTGTTTCGCCTGCGGCTTGCACCAGCATCCTGTCTTTGAGCAGGTTGTAATACTTGGCTTGCTGTGGTGTGAGGGGAACCTCACGTGTGGTGGTCAGCACTGGGGGTAAGTCAAGACACTGCGCTTTGCTAAAGCGTATTGCTGGTTGCAGTGCTTCATGCACTAGGTCAGCGGCGTTGTGCTTTGCCGCCCACTTGTATAGAGTGACCTTGTTCATCACTTTGTCGCGCCACGATGTGTAGAAGTTGGGTACGCCCTCGGGGTTGACGATCTTGGCCAAGCCGTAGGCATCTGCTGGTGACTGCGATGCAGGTGTACCAGTCATCATCCATACGTGGGTCTTGGGTGTGAGGATGGACTTCAATGCCTTCCAACGCTTGGTCGTCACCGTCTTGTATGCGTTGGCCTCATCGACGATCACAAGGTCGAACCTACCATCGTTCTTAACCTCGTCAGCTATCAAGTTCAAGCCATCGTAGTTAGCGATGACGAACTCGTAGTCTTGTTGAATCATCTCGATGCGGCGACTAGCCTGCGTATGGTGAGCGACGATGGCCGAGCGATGGATGATGCTGTTGCTCAAGTCTGCCAGCCATGCAGACTGCATGATAGATAGTGGACACAAGATCAAACACCTGCGCACCTCACCACGTTGCATCAGGTAGTCAGCCGCCCATAGTGCAGAGAGCGTCTTGCCAGTGCCAGGTTCTGAGAACACAAACGCCTTGCGGTGCATGGTCAAGAAGGCGGCAGTCTCCATCTGATGCGCCATAGGTTTGTAACGACCGGGCCACTTGTACTTGCGTGTGATTGGCGAGGGCACATCTTTCACGCCGAGGTTGCGTAGCACCCTACATTCATCTAGTCCCCAGTAGACAGCGACATCGTACCCACCGTCATCACGTTCGATGACTTTGTGTTTAGGAATGATGCTGTACTTTTCTGGGTTTCTAGTTCTAAATATTAGTGCCTTGTCTTCAAGGATTTCCAAGTTGCTTCTCCGTTTATATTATTGGTGTTAGTAGTTCAATTAGTTTTTGTCGATGCACGGCACGCAACGCATACTGCATGTTTCGTTTGTGTTTTTCATACATCTGGTGCGCTCTGCTGTGAGATATGCCGCATCTTCTACCGATTGCATCGAAGGTCATACCCTGTTCTCGCATATAGGCTATGGCACTGCAACGTGCCCTAGCTATATCGCTGATTTCCTCTTGCGTCATTTGTTGTCGCCTTGATTGGCTTTCTTCGCACGCAGTCTCAAGTTACCTGTCGCGGACTTACCACCGGCTCTTAGCGGCTTGATGTGGTCGATGTCTTTACCTGCGCGGTCGATGCCTTTCTTGTCGTACATCTTGCGTGCTCGCTGGCGCTCTGATTGGTCGGAGCCGGGGCCAGACTTACCTGTCTCTAAGTCACGCTTGTATTCAGCTTTGTAATCTCTTACTCGTTTGGTTGCCATGAATAACTCCTAATGTTTTGGATTGAACTCGCACGTTTTAACTGGGCACCACGGGCACAGCGCAGAGGACTTGGGGTTCCATACGCCGGATGCAACACAAGCTTCTAGCTTGGCCACACGTTCGCGGTAATTCCACCACTCAGCATCCGTCTCGTCAACGGTCATGCTGTGCTTAACCATATCATTCTTGACAACGAACAGCAAGGCTGAGTTGACTTTCCTGATGTGGGGGAAGTGCTTGAAGACCATCAACGACATGAGCTTTAACTGGTCGCGGTCGGGGTACTTGTTGTTGCCGGTCTTGTAGTCCACCACCCACGCGGTTAAGTTCTCGTCATCAATGATGAGCAAGTCGGCAATACCCCGCGCCCATCTACCCTTCTCGTTGAAGTCACACGGTTCTAAGTTGGGCATGATGCCCATCTCGTACTCGCATAGCTTCCTGCCGGGCTTGGCAATCAGCGCATCGAGTACGTCCTTGGTGTATTCAAACTGTGGGGGTAAGGGTTTGCCATCTCGGATGTAAAGCTCAGCGGCGGTGTGAAACTCCTTGCCGTAATATGTAGCCTCAGTTTCTTGGAATGGGAAGTTGTTAAGTACCTTGACCTCGTGATACCGGCGAGGGCATCCTTCAAAGTCTTTCAAGGCACTGTGGCTCCACGTTACTGCTTTCATTAGAACCTCGCTGATTTGATTGCTTTAGCTAGTCGCTTTGAGAACTCGACTACAAACTTCTCGTTGCTGTTGAGCTTGTGCTCGCCCATGTCGTACAGGATTGCATGAGTTACCTCATGCCAGAAGTTCTCCTGTACTCGGTCGTCATCGAACTTCTTGCCGGACACATTACTGAACTGGCCAAGCTCGATCTTCTTGTCGCCGTAGTAGACCCGCGCCATGTCACGTTTGCGCAGCATGGTCTCCACGATGTCAACTGAGTACTGTCTGGCCCCGACACGGATGCGGCGGGGGATGGGTGTTTTTGTTCTTGCTGTCATTGTTTTGCTTCTCCATATCTACGGTGCGCACCACCGTCAGCGGCCAAGGGTATCCCCGGCATATATCTCGGTTCCATAGTCATCTGCTCCAAGACCCAAGTCTTGGCGCTAGCGACCTCATCATCAGGCACCAACACGATCTGTTCATCATGCACTGTGCCAACCACGGGGTACTTCTTGGTTACCCTCAACATTCCATCGGTCATGACAATACGCGCAACGGCCTGCGTTACGTTATTGGTCACCTTCCCTGCATACAGCTTGGTAGCGTTTGGCCCGTATACCCACTGGCTCCTACCTTTGTCATCTTTCTCGCGTCGCAACTGTGGGTAGAGCAAGCTCATCCCATTGGGTAATTCTATACGTTCCTTGCTGAATGTCAAACACTTGTACTGGTACACCTTACCCCCATACAGGCTGTCCTCAATAAGCTGTGAGCACATGTCCCAGAAGGTAGCCACGGGGTGGGCAGTGGCGCGGTAGATGTCAATAATCTTCTTGGCCGCAAGGCAGTGAGTCAGTAGCTCTTGGTCGGTGCAGGTGTGGGGAATCTCCAGCATCTTGGTCACGTTGTCTTCCCAGTCAACGAACTTCTGGGCATACGCCTGATCGACCCCGAGCGTTTTAGCGAAGGCTTTGTCATACCTTTGCGGCGGAGCGCCAAGGAAGCCCGTGAGTAGCTGCGAAGCAAACGATGCCCAGCCCAAGCCGTATCCGCAACCGAGCAAAGCGCTCTTCGCAGACTGGCGAAGTTCTGGGTGACTTTCTTTAGTGAGCCCCAGTATATTGAACATTTGAGCGCCGAACGCCGCGTAAGGGTCACCACCTCCCCTGAAGATGTCAAGCATCTCTTGGTAATCACTAAGCCACGCAAGCACTCGCGGTTCAATTTGAGACAAATCCCCCACGACCAGTTGGTACCCTTCGGGAGCCATAATCGCTTTGCGTAGGAAACTGCCTCGCTTGAGGTTTTGCATGTTGATTGCACTCCCCTTTGCCGCCGTCCAGCGTCCCGAGAGAGCACCGTAATACGATAGCGGAACAGGTAGTTTGCCACGCTGGGAGATATCAAGGAACCGTTGCGCACGCGTGCGTTCGGTGGTGGACTTAACTTTAAGGCGTGCTTCACAAAGGAGGGCAACGTCTTCACGTTCACCGTTGAGCAACGCTTGGAACAAGGCGTCATTCTTTGCAAGAGCGAGCGTTTCTTTGCCGGTAGTTTTACTGACTTTAGTCGGGGGAACAACCCCGAGGCTTTGAAGTATGTTTGCAAACTTCGGATTCGACGCAAGCTCAACTTCTTGTATGCCGAGTCTTTGTAGTAGTCCTTCACGCGCTTCTCCTTCTTCTGTTAATGCTTTGATGAGCATCTTGCTGTCAAGCTCAAGCTGTGGGCGTGTGTACATCTTGAGCGTCATGTCGATCAAACGCAGTTCGGATTTGGGATACCCATCAACGAGTCGCTTGAAAATCTCTTCGCACAGGTACACATCATGGGCGCAATACTCGGCAAGCTCTCTTTCAATCTCTGGCGATATTGATGTGAGGCCATCAGTGCTGTTAACTGCCGTTCCCTTTGGTTGAAGTCCGAAGTCGAGCGCCAGCTTCGCGAGACTGTTCCCCACTTCCACGCCTCGAAGAGCGCGCCCCATTGATAGCGTGTCGAATATAAAGGCTGGGTGAGAATCGTAGACCCACTCAAGGATGGATATATCGAACTGTGCGTTATGCGCAAGCATGGCGGTTCGTCCCCAGTCGATTCCTGAAAAGAATTCAGGTAGTCCATCTCCTCCAACCCACTCAGTTGGGTTGTCAGTTCCATATTCATGTATGCACGCTCCGAAAGCCTTGAACCTCTTGTCACGTATGTACTCCTCGGTTGTTAGTTTGGATAAGGTGTAGTCCCTCTTGTCCCACCGAGTTTCAAAGTCGATGGTCAGTATCCTGTCAAATGGTTTAGTCATCAAGTTCCTTTAGTCTTTTGTCTGCTGCTTTTAGTATCCCTTTTGCAAGTTCGGGGTCTTCTTTAGCCAGCCGTGTCATGAACCGGACAATCCACCCTTCATCAAACTGGTAGGGTTCTTCTGTTGATTCGTGCGCAAGCTCTACGATTCTTTTCCTGCTGATTTGTGTGTTCAATTAAATGCCTCCTTTGGTGGTGCGCCAGCCATATTTAGATAGCCGAAAAAATCATTTGCCTCGAGCATTAGCTCCGCAGCTTCCATGTCGTCAGCGTTCATGGTGATGATGCCTGCCATATCCCCCTTCGACTTGATGAGCAGCACCGCTTGGTCTGGGTCAGGGCCGTAGCATCTGACCAGTTGCAGTATCACCATCTTGAAGTGCTCTTGCTCATCCTCGCTCATCAAAGCAAGTCGTCTCTCGATTGTCTGTTCATCCATATCAATTCCTCCCGTAGTTGTTCAATGTTCTCTTCGTTGATTACAAATGCCTCACCGCCTGCGTTTAGTATGCGGTTGAGTTCGCGCTCTTGCAAGGCTGTGGGTTTGTTGTTGCCTGCCTTGCACTCGATGCCAACGAACTTACCGTTATGACACGCCACGATGTCGGGGATACCCGCTCTGCCCATGCCGTTTTGCATAGGCGAGAAGTGATACACCTTTAGCTCATCAAGGATTGCCTTGACACGCTTCTTGACCTTGCCTTCTGGGGTCATCATATAACTGCATCCTCCATGTTGGTGAGCAGGTACAGGCGGGATTGCCTTTTGTGCTCGTTGTGTATGCGCTCTAACACTTTGGGGTCTACTCTATCGAATGGGTTCCAAGCGTTTTGTTTAAGTAGCGTTGCAGTGCTAGGGACTCTTTGTTGTCTCTTCTGTCTTGTAGCATTTTTCTCAGCCATTTACCTCCTCCTAAGTTCATGTACTCCTCATACTCACTCTGCGTCACGCGGATACCGATGGTCTTGCCGCTTTTGGTTAACTCAGTCTTTGGTCTCGGCATTCTTCCTCATCCCTACAATCGTGTCTTGAAAACGATACTCACAACTATGCGTGTCTCCTGCCGCCTTGGTTATGAATACCAACCTGCACTCTGTGCAATACCATGCTGACCCTTGGGCAACAACGGTTGACTTGTTTGGGTGCGTACCCTTCTCCCTACCAAAGAATGTGCGTATCTTTTCAATCATGCGTCTTCCTCTGCGTGTTCAAACAAGCGTTGCTTCAGCCTTTCGATTCGGCGACTGTTGTATTCGATAGTGGCATCTGCATACTCAGCCGCAGTCTCGGCTTCCAACTTGCGTAGGTATGCCTCTTGCAGTTCTGCGTAAACCACTTCGTAGATAGTCTTTGGTCTAAGAATATCCTTGATGTATTTGATTGTGGTTTCTCTAAAGCTCATACCCTCTCCTTCAAATAAAACTCCATTGCAATACGGTATGGGTTAAGCATTGGAAGCAAGCGATTGGGTTGGTGTTTTGAGTCATCGGAGTAGTAATAGTATTTTGGCTTGCTCTCATCTACGCTGGTAACAACTGTCCCATCAACAACGTGGTGATACCTTGTTTCTTCAACCCGAATGGCGTAGCCCTCTGCCCTTGCCACAGCCAACTTCAACTCAATACTTCCAATAGGAACATAGTTCTTGATGGTGTCGTCTTTTCCAATCATGCTTCCCTCGCTTTCAGCATTGCGTCTGCAATTTCGTAAGCCGTCTTTGCAAGCTGTTCGTAGGATGAACCCACGCTTGTCCTTAACATAGCCTTTGCCGCAAAGTAGTCCCGCAAGGTCATGCCGTTTTGTGGCGTACCTACTTCAATGAATGGTGTCTTTGGAAATGCTGGTGGGTTGTTCATTGTTTTCTCCTTAGTTATCGCGGCTCTCACCGACTCCTTGCGTTGCTTGGCTCGGCGCTCAATCTCGTTGAACGCTTCATCTTCTTCAGTCATGCTTGCCTCCTTGCCGCCACTGCTGCTGCGGAAAAATACTCCAGTTGTTTTTTCCTTGACTCCAAAATGTGCGCAGTATCAGGATGGTCAGGCCACCCTTCAACCATGTTGCTACAACATCTGTCGCACAGGTTGTCGTAGTTGTGGAACCCCTCGTGTGTGTAGTGCCAACACCGTGGACACTTGACGTAGTCGGGGTCATTTGCCAGCGACCTAACAATAAAAGTTGGTTGCGGACAACTCAATTCCTCATACCTCTCGTCAGTCATCATCGCCTCCGTTCTGTGTTGTGTAAATCATCCAGCCAATCATGGCGCATACAAAGACAAACAGTATTGCGCCCAGTGCCAACACTGCTGTCATCACAAGAATACCTGCAATCATTTCTAGCATCTCAACCTCCGAAGTATGTGTGTAGCTCTCTGTACAACTCGTGTGCTTGCTTCAAGCCAATGTTGTTGATGACTGTCTCAACATCCCACGCAGTCTTCACGATAGGCTGCGGACTGAGAGCGGCGATGCCTTGGCCTCGTGTAGCTTTGGCTTTCTCTATGACTTGCTTGGCTTGCTTGGCTTTGAGTTGCTTGCGTACCTTTATGGGCGTGTACTCGTGGGCTATCGCTGTGTAGTTATTGTTTGCATCTCTTACGCACAAGCCGTTCTTAACGAACTGCGTGAGCAATGAACCGATAGAGGACGGTTTGTAGCCGTCCTTCTCCAACGCTACGCAGATTTCTTTGCATGATTGGAGCGGGTTGCTCTTGACGTAATCGAATGTTGCGCGTGTCACGTTGTTGGTGACTTTAAAGTGTGGTACGTATGGTGCTTTTTGCACTTGCTTCTCCTGTTGTTGATTATCTAATTCCCATTCGCTGAGTATTCCACTCAGTGCAGTTTTCATGTCTGGCATTGCTTCCTCCTTTGTTAAAAAATGTACCTCGCAAGGGCGAGGTTGTCAAGTGTTAGACAAGTTAGCGAGCACTATCGGCGTACTCTACTGTCCATCCCAAAGCCTCGAATACAAGCTCGATACTGACGTCGGGGGAGTCTTGGTGTGTGACTGTTGCAAGCTTCTTCGGCTTGTTGATACGCACGACGGTGTTTGAGCGAGGGATGCCCCAAGTGGCGTTGTCTGAAAGCATCATCAGAGCGTTGGATAGCCATTGCTTTGAGTTCTCCATGCCCTCGTGTGTGCTCAGGTCGTAGTTGTTCGGGTTGTGTTTCAAGGTCAGGTCTCCATACAAAAAGGTCAAGGGTTACGGCAAGGATTGCCGCGAGGTAGGCGAGCTTCATGAGTTCTTCTCCTTGAGTTTGGCTTCGATGCGTTTGTAAATATGCCAAGTCAAATATAGGTCAGGTGTCACCTTGAAGCACTCAGCGATTTCATCTTCGGTCAGCCCTACCCATGTGCGCTGTGGTGGGTGGGTGTAGAGGGACACTCGGTCTTCGCCAGCAGTTTTGTAAATCGTGCCACAACCAATTGAACCAAAGTGTTCGCGCACTTCATCAATCTTTACCCAGCCATAAGGCTCTTGGCTTTCCAACTCTGCAATGGCTTGCTTGCCTGCTTTGATTGCCGCCCATGATTTCTCGCCGTTGTAGACATAGGCATCTACTTCCAAAGCCTCGACCATCTGTTTCAATACTTCACTCAATGTAGAAGTCGTCATCGCCAGCCTCCATAGCTTCTTTGTTTAATTGGTTAGCAACGTCTTTAGCTTCCTCCTCTGTCTCGTAGACGTTGCCATCGTCAGTACCCGTGTCATCAATGACAAGGTAACCATCAGCCCCGTTATCGTTACACACCACCATCCAAGGCGGTTCCTCCTCATACGCATCGTTAAATGCGTGCATCAGCCCATCAAAGTGTGCGTCTAGGTTATTCATGCTTGCCCCCTTGCTCTGATGGCGGCGGCAATTTCACGATAGTCATAAGCCCACACAACACCATCAAACATCTTTGCACAGGCTTCACGTTCACCTATCTCGCCATGAAGTTTGCCAAGCTCATAGCTTTCTTTGTCAGCCAAAAGCACAGGCTGTTTTGCTGTTGCGGCTCTCACCATATCGCCAAGGTTTGCCATCAGCATTTCATAGCGTTGTCGCCAGTAGTTTTCTTCAGTCATTTACTTCTCCTCATGGTATTTAACAAACGTCACAACCCCATCGTAGTAGTGGGGCACAAGAAAGTCACAGTTATCTAACTCGCTGGCTCTCGCCTCGATGTCAGCATCGGCTATGAACTCGGCGCTCTTGATGCTGTGTATCAAGGCGTGGTGGTCGTCGAGGAACTCGATGTCTCCAAAGATTACAAATCGTTTCATTGGTCTATCTCCTTAAATTTAAATGGAACATTTACCTCACTCAACACATCCCCATCGCAGTTGTAAACAACCACATTGAAGAACTCCAACTCTTGGCGTATGTGTACATAGCCTGCATCTTTTGTGACCTCTTTGTAATTCTTGTTGTACACATCAAAGTTGACAACAACTGAGTCGTCCTCAAGGGTGTCTGTACGCATAACAAGTTTCTCGTAGTTTTCTAATATCATTTTGCTTCTCCTTTCATAAGTTGTTTCGCCAAAGACTCACACTCCGCCACGCAGAAGTCCAACGTCCTGATAGTGCCTTCAGTGAAGTTAGACCAATGAGAAAACGCCTCTTTATATTTATCGCTCATCAACTCAGGGTCTCTGGCATCCCCCAAATGAGCGCAGTCATAACCAAGCCACCACGAACCATCGTGCCTATCCGCATACGTCAGCCCACCATGCACATCAACAGCAACATCGTCATAGTGCTTCTCATACATTGGGTGTTCGGCTGGCACACTTACATACCCACAGCGATGCCCCATCGGTGTTGCAACTACCTGAGCTTTTAGCCCTGCTTCTGTTGTCCATTCTTTTTCTGTTTTCATTTTGCTTCTCCTTTACGTTTAAAAAACGCAGGGGAATTCCCCTGCACAAAAATACACCCGTCAGATGTCTGTGTACGCGCTGTCATACAGGCACAACAAGATGTTCTCGGGGTCTTCCCCATCACGCAATGCGGTTATCGCATCGAGCAACAAGTCATCATCCAACGCACTTCTGCGTATGCTACGTTTGGCAAGCGCAGGGTCATCGGGGTACACGCACTCGGCTATCAGGTCAATCAGCCCTGTGTACACACCGAGCATCGCGTCATACAGCGCATCCTCTACCATGCTCTCGTAGGTGTTGTCCATAACTGGCGGCTGTTTGTCGTAGTCCTTCCACCAGTCCTTAGTCCACGCACCTGATGGCACGGCGTAGCCAGCGTGGTCATACGCATCCCACTTGCTCTCTACGACCGCAGGGTCGCGGTCGGTTGGCAGGGTATCCCACGGCAGGGTAAGCACGGCATCAGCCAAGGCGGTGAAGTGGTGGATGTTGAGTTCTTCTTTGTCGCTGTGCTCATACATATACCCAACGCTGATGTTGGTGCATTCAGGTATGACATCGACAAACTCTGCGGTATCTGTGTAGATACCTGAGTCGTCACCCAAGTACATGAGCACGTTGCCTGATGAGAGCGAGTCGGCCAAGGCTTGAGCGAATGTGTCAGAGCAACATCTGCCGTACCCTTGGTGTGTGATGACGCTGTCAATACCACGGCGGTCGAACGCGATGGCTCGGTCGAACTGAGACAGCAACGCTGTGTCCTTGGCCAACGCACGAGCACCGATACCACCACACTCCTCACCTTGTGTGAACACGTAGTATGCGGGTACACCGCCGCACAGCATGTGCATGAGGATAGCTACACCAGCACCATCGTCCGCACCGAGAGGCGCACCATCGGCATACCACTTGCCAGCAGTCTTGCGTATCTTGTTGGCACCCTCGGCACGATGCACAGTATCTACGTGCGCCACAAACAAAGTGCGGTGCGTAGCATCGACACGCGCATCAACGTGCAGGTTACCTGTGTCGTCATAACTGATGCGGTCTTGCAAGTGCGTAGGCACATGGGCTTCGAGCCAGTCGGTGAACATAGCCACGCCCCGTCCGTTGTGTGGTCGCTTGACTGACAGCGCACGGGTCAGGGTCTTGTACAGGATTGATTTCTTATTCATTGATTACTCCTCTTCGGTTGTTGTTTGTTCAGGTGCGTGGTCGGGATGGTACTTGTTGCCGTCTACCTCTACATACGCGGTGTCGTCTGTGTACCAGTTGCCTGACTCCTCGCATTGCCAGCAGTCCTCGGTCAAGTAGTAGTCATCGCTGTCCTCGGGTCGGCAGATGCGGTCGTCATCAGTCAGATACCAGTCGTCACCAATCATCACGCAGTCATCCATCTCTGCGTAGTCGCCGTCCTCAAGCTCGACAATGTTGTTGTCGGACAGATAGTCCACATCGTAGTACTCGCGACCGACACACGCCACGTTGTTCTCATGCACATAGTACTGGTTGCCGTTGCGACCATACGCATAGTGGTAGAAGCCGTCACAGCAAGACTCGCACACATGAGTCTCCTCATGCCGCCCGACCCAGTAGCCGTCACCCTCACTGATGCGGTCGCCGCAGTCAGCACAGTCGTCGCCGCCTGCCTCTTGCGCTGTGCCGCAAGTGTTTGAGCACTCGTACTCACCGCTACTACTAATCTCAAGGTGATTACCGCAGACATCCACGTACTGATGACCGCCGTCAAGGTACGGCGCAAGTATCTCGCCGCCATCTACCGCATAGTACGCAAGCCGTGTGTCTGACTCCCAATAGCTCTGCTTGGTATAGCCCTGCGACTCAAGCCACGCTTCAAGGCGCTCGTCTGCTGGCGAGTAGCCATCGGTCTTGCGATATGAGCGCACGAAGTACTTGCTGTCACCATCTGCCATACACAACGCACGACCGACTGTGTTGTCGTTCTCGATACGCACAGCCATGTGCCAGCCATACTTGGGGTCGTATACCTGATAGGGATGTCGGCGCTCGCCGTCAGCACAACGCACCTCGAATGGTCTACCACCTATGCACGATGTCGGCCCACGCATGATGTGATGAATCATCTCAGCCATTGTGTATACAAACTTGCACGACTCACCTGCTGAGTACAGCGCAACGAGGTTGCGTACCTCATGGTCAGGCATATCGCGGAAGTGTCGCGTCAAGTACTTGCCCACAGTCGTGACAGTCTGTCGGTCTGCCTCACCTGCTCTGTCGTCTCGTGTGTATGCAAGGCGTGTGCTGTCCTCGGATATGTGCGGCCACTCAAGAGTGAGCAAGTGCCAGTCGTACGGTCGATACTCTGACTGCAAGGCTTTCTCCACGGCGGGGTGCATTGGATACTTGCGTTGCTCTCTGCCGTGCCAGTCACGGCATGGTGCGGTTTGGTACTCGTAGTAGTACCTCTGCTCAGGGTTGAACCTCATGTAGGTAGCACCACCACGCAGGATGGTTGCAAGGTCAAAAACTAACGATATGAAGTTTGTCTTCATTTTTGTATCTCCTCGGTTGCGAATGTGGTGTGAGAGGGCACACCACTAACCCATTGAACAGGGACATGGTGTCCCTGTTCATTACTCCTTGTGCCACTTAGCGTAGGCGCTCTCAAACAAATCCCCGAACGCCTCGACTAGCTTGCGTTGGTTGTCGCTGTCTGCTCGGTAGTAAGCCAATGCAATGGCGTTGGCAAACCCGCCCTCTTTAGTTTCGAGATAGCCTGCGGCCTCGTGTATCTGTGCGTCTGTCATGTTCATTTACTTCCCCTTTTTACTGAAAAGAATCCAAGCCATTGAGTGCCCTCGACTTGGGGTTGATACATCTTGATGTCGTACTGTGCATCGTGCGCCACAGGGACTAGGAACAGGTTGTATGAAAACTTATCCTTGTCCATCAGCTTGAGTAACTGGCGCAAGTCACGCTCAGGTGTAGTCGTTGCCCATTGCGCTACGCTTGAGGCGTAGAAGTGTTGTACTGGTTCGTTCATTCTGTTTCTCCTTTGATATCGGTTTCTCTAATCAACGCACGCAGTTTGTTGATAGCCTGTTCGACTTGTTCGCAACAGTTGTCGCGTTCCCGTATGTCGTCAATGTTGTTAGCGACAAAGCGCAGTCGTTCCACAACGCCTATCAACTCCTCTTCGAAGTAGCCAAGCGTTTCTTTCATCACAGTACCTGCTCTCATTCTGTTTCTCCTTTACATTCAATAACTACCAACATGACCTGCATCCCTAACAGGAACGCACTACCTAGCGCCATGAACATCCACAGGTATCCACCGCCTACCTCCATCATCTGATTAGCGCCAAGCGCCATTGCGTTGTAGAGCACGAGGCTCAGGAATATGTGACTCAGTACTGCTCTTGCTCTCATTTGCTTTCTCCTTAAAGTATGCAGACCCAGCGGGTCTTGCCTAATCGTTTTGTGTAGAGCTTCATCTTCTTTGTCTGTCTCATGTGTCCGTTGAACATCTTGACTACAACAGACTCCTCTGCACCATTACCTACGACTCGTGTCTCATCGGACTCGATGACGACATAGCCTTGCGTTTCAAGTACGCTGTGCATTGCATCCCAGTCATACACCACCTTTGTTGGTAGCGGCGTAGCTGGTGCGTTCCATGCGGCTTTCGGTATGTCTTTAAATTTCATTTGTTTCTCCTTCGGTTGCTTCGGGTAGGTACGCCATCAGCGCCTCGTCAGGTATGTGCTTGATGAGTTCCTCGATGGCTGTCAGGTCAAAGTCTTTTACGTCTTGAAGTATTTGGTTCAGTACTTCGTTAATCAGTTCTTCTCTGTTCATTTTGTTTTCTCCTTCGGTTGCGAATGTCAGGCTAGGTTCAGGGTTGTGCGCGGCATCGCCTGACGAAATGCCACACACAGGGAACGGGGACACCATGTCCCCGTTCTTAATCGTCCCAATCTTTGATGATGTTTCTGTGCTTACTCATCAACCCCTGCCATGTGGTCGGTACAAACTCGCTGGGTTCGAGCTTGTCTATCTCGGCAAGGGCGGCTTCAATCTTTTGGATGCGCTCGGGTAGCTTTTCATCGCTTGGGTTCAACAGCGCATCTTGCTTGCACCTGACTAGCTCCTTCTCTGTGCGCCTGATGAGTCGGTCTTTCTGTAACTCGTGCAACTCAACACCTACGACACGCTCAAACGGAATCTTGCGCCTTGCCTTTGGTGTGTAGGGTATGTCGTCAAACATTTGACAAACCCTTTGCTTGATGTGGGTCGGCACGAAGTCTGTCCAATGCTCGCCGTTGTTGGGTACGTTCTTTGCCTTGGCGTACTCGATGGGTGTCATGGTTGGTCGGTCATCGAACGGCACACAGGTTGCCTCTCGCCGCATCTTGCCCAACAAAGTGTCGATGACTTTTAGGTATGCCTTGAGTGCTATGCGCCTTGGGTCTGAGTTGTTGCGGTTGTGCGTAGGGTAGGCGAGGGATGCCACGATGCGTTTCTTTTCCGCTTGAAGCGGTAAAATGTGTTCGTCCCACATACGCTCCACTTGCTTGCGTCTTGCGTTCTCTGACTTGCGCTTGGCTAGGTAATCCATGCCCTCACGCCGCAAATACTTGAGCGTTTCTTCAGACGCACCCTTCCTGTACTCGGCGGCGAGATACGTTTCTAAATGCGCTTTGTTGCTGATGTGGTACTTCAACTCTTTCATGAAAGACTCCTTGTGGTGAAAGTATCCGTGATTCTACTTGCTTTTGAGTAAAAAGATAGCTCTGTTTTTTGTACTATCCATGATTTTTACAAATATCCTTGGGTGAAGACAGTCGCCAAGCCACGCCAGTATTGGGTTTTAAAAAAGCTGTCCCGTAAAAGTACCTACTGGCAACAGGGAAAGCGCCAAAGGTTAAAACAAACCAAAGTCAACCGAGAGGCGGAGAGCACGCACATATAAACAATCTCCTATATATAAATATATTTTAATTAAGTAGATATATAGGACAGTTTTTGCTGACTGCCCGTGGTTGCTGGCTTAAACGCTGTCTTCTTCCAAGGATAGTGGGTAAAACGATGGAACCGAAAGATTTTACCCATTTTTGTGACATCGGGGACATTGTGTCCCCGTTCATCAGTCAGAGCAACCTCATTTGTGTGCAGGTACGCTTCACGGCGTTCCACTCATCGAGGTCTGTGCGTAGGCGTGCCTTGGCTTGCAAGGCTTTCTTATCCTTGCCCTCGGGTAGGCGTTCGACTATCTCATCGCGTATCTCACGCAGTCGCTTGAGGGTATCAATCTTTATTTTGCTGTGCTGTGTGTACTTGTTGCGGTTCATGGTGGTTCTCCTTATTCTGGGTAGCCTGAAACAATCAGGCGGTCGGATAGCTTGCCGATATAGCAGGTGCCTACATTCGAGTAGATGCAACAGTAAACCCTGCGCCATTTGCCCTTGTACTTAATCATTGTGGCGGTGGCAATGCGTTTGCCGTAGCCTGTGGCGGTTTGACTTAGGCCGCGTTCATGCCACCAAAGCGGCGCGTGTTTGTGCTCTACCTCGATGGGCGGGTCGTAATCCCAAACGCCGTCAGGTCGGATTGTGTAGGTTTGAATTTGATAAGGCATGGAAAAATCTCCTAGTTGGACAAGAAAAGAAACAGCGGCAAGACAAGCCGTCTACACCGCCGTGGAAAAAACACATCGGGGACATCGTGTCCCCGTTACTTGGCGAAAGCCTGAGCGACAGCGGTCGAGGCGAGCTTGCGTGAGTCCTCGTACTGAGCGCACAGCTTGGCGAGCTTCGCGGCGGCGGCAAGAACCTCTGCGGGTATCTCGATTTCTTCCTTTGCACCGCTTGATGCCTTGCCTACGATAGCCGAGACCAAACGCCCCAAAGCCTTACGGCACGCTTCGTAGTTCGCGTGCCCCTTGTCGAGTACCTTCGTGCCCTCTGCCTTGCCTGAACCTGCAACCAAGGGCACAGAGTACTTCGGGTAGCTCGCCACATCGGGCAGGATGGATGCACGAACCGCCTCGGCGGTCTTGCCCTTGAACACCCCTTGCAAGGCGGCAATCTTCTCTGCATACGTGAAGCATGAATCGAGTGCGGCGTGAACTGTGTTTGTGTTTGATGCTTTAGTCATGATTGTTTCCTTTGAGTTGATAGCTTGCCGAGACCAATTCCCGACTTGCTGAAGCCATTATCCACACAGCCCCTTCCAAACGAGGTCGAGGGTACTATTCAAGCCTGAAAACCGACTACTTTCGACCCCTACCCATCCCCCACCAACCCATATAGGCAGCTTGGGGTGGCTCAGCACTGAACACTATTCCCCAACCATTCTCTACAACTCAATTTAGTACTTTACAATTACTATAAAAATTTTATAAAATTTGGTGTCAATCGTTGGACAAAGCCAAATAAAAAAAACCCCCCAGCTTGAGACTGGGGGGCTGAACGGTCGAACCAACAACCGAGGAGAAGCAATCGGCAACTGCTGTTGCGGTTGGCCAAAGGCCAATTCGCAACTTGCCGCATCACTGGGAAATAGTATACACTCCGCGCATCGCAGGTACAAGGGACTTATGCGCCGATGCTAGAACACCTTATTGATTTTGAACCCGAAGTGGTTGCCCACTCTGGTAAACCTACGCCGCTTGAAAAAGAACATCCGGCGGATAGGATCGACGCCCAAGTAAAGACAACCGACTGGCTTAAGAGTCTGGGTGCGGCAGACACAGATACCGTGGTCAGCCAAGCAGAAGTCAAAGCAGCGCGGGGTGCATTCACTAACTTAGTATCTGCCGCACCAAGCGAAATCACGCACGAACATCTGTCTCAGATCAAAACGCCAGCGGCTGTGCAACACTTAGTTGGGATGCTGACCGCCTATGACTGGGAGTTTGTCCAACAGGCCAAAGAGCTTCGTGGCTACACAGTGGCCAAGCTGTTGGAAGAATGCGAAAACCCCAGCGCCAACATCCGCCTGAAAGCCTTGGGGCTCTTGGGTAAGGTCACCGAAGTCGGCCTGTTCACCGACAAGATTGAAGTCAAGAAGACTGACCTCACGGATGAGGAGATCGACCGCAAGCTCAAAGACAAGCTGGCCAAGTTCATGGGCGTGCAAGACGCTGAAGTAATCGAAGACATAGAAGAAGTTAGTACTCACTCACAAGATACAGATGAACCTGAACGATCTGACACTGAGTCCAACTGAGATTCAGGCAATCCAAAAAGCTCTCCCCACCTTGAATTTGGCGGAGAAGGTGGAGCTTATGGAAATGCTGGAAGAACGTGAGAAACGCTACAACGTCAACGCCGGTCGTACAAACATGATTGAGTTTTCCAAGTACGTATACCCCGGGTTCAAGGTTGGGCCACATCACAGGAAGCTGGCCAAGATATTCCAAGATGTGATCGAAGGCAAAAAGAAGCGCGTCATCATCAACATTGCCCCCCGTATGGGTAAGTCTGAGTTCTCGTCTTACCTGTTCCCCGCGTTCTTTCTAGGTAACTACCCCAACAAGAAGATTATCATGGGGACGCACACTGCGTCGCTGTCTGAAGACTTTGGACGGCGGGTTCGTAACTTACTGGATGATGAGCAGTACCATGAACTTTTTCCGCAAACACTTGTTGCAGATGACCAGAAGGCTGCTGGAAAGTGGAGTACTGCTGCTGGCGGTCAGTATTATGCGGCTGGCGTTGGTGGTGCTCTTGCCGGTCGCGGGGCTGATCTCTTTGTTATCGACGACCCGCATTCGGAACAAGACGTAAAAGCAAACAGCCGTCTAGCGTTTGACACGGCGTGGAGTTGGTTTCAAACCGGCCCGTTGCAGCGTCTGATGCCGGGCGGTGCGATCATAGTCATCATGACGCGCTGGGGGCCACTGGACTTGACCGGCAGACTCATACAGTATCAGGTAAGCAACCCCGACAGCCCACGCTGGGAGATTGTGGAGCTTCCAGCCATCCTGCATGAGAACACGGAGAAAGAGAAATCCCTCTGGCCGGAGCAGTGGCCACTCGAGGCGCTGAAGTCTGCCAAGTCCTCAATGGATCCCCGCTACTGGAACGCGCAGTACATGCAGCAGCCTACCAGCGATACGGCGGCGATCATCTCCAGAAAGCACTGGCGGATATGGGAGGGGGATGAACCGCCCACTTGTGAGTACATCATCCAGTCTTGGGACACGGCGCATGAAACCAAAACAACCTCCGACTATTCTGCCTGTACTACTTGGGGGGTCTGGTACAACGAGGAGGAGAACGACAAGCCCCAGCTTATCCTCCTTGACGCTTTCAAAGACCGAATCCCATTCCCAGAACTCAAGCAAGTCGCCTTCAAGCACTGGAAGGAATGGCAACCCGATGCCTTCATTGTGGAGAAAAAGGCGGCAGGTGGCCCGTTGATCCAAGAACTCAGGGCAATGGGCATCCCTGTACAAGAATTTACACCGAGCCGTGGAAACGATAAGATGGTGCGTGTGCAGGCTATTGCTGACTTGTTCTCCTCTGGTATGGTGTGGGCACCTGACACACGCTGGGCGCGTGAAGTAATTGAGGAGGTTGCGGCCTTCCCAGTGGGCGAACACGACGACTATGTGGACACGACCAGCCAAGCACTGCTTCGATTCAGACAAGGCGGCTTTATCACGCTAGACACGGATGAGGCAGATGAACCACGATTTTTTAAACGTCGCTCTGCGGCGTACTACTGAGGTAAAAAATGGCAACCAATTTTGACAAAGCTCTGTACCAACAACCCCAAGGCATAGACGATCTAGCGCAAGAAGAAGAGGCCATTGAGATCGAGATTGTCGATCCTGAAGCCGTCAATATCCGCGCTGGTGACTTAGAAATCAGCATGATGGCTGATGGTGAAGATGACTTTGGTGAGAACTTGGCCGAGGACATGGACGAAGGTGCGCTGTCTGCACTGGCTGAAGAATTGTCAGGGGACATTGACAATGACAAAAACTCCCGCAAGGACTGGGAGAAAGCCTATACAGAAGGCTTGAAGCTTTTGGGTTTGCAGTATGAAGAACGTACAGAACCTTGGAATGGAGCTTGTGGTGTGTTCCACCCCATGATTACCGAAGCTGTGGTGCGGTTCCAATCAGAAACCATCACTGAGCAGTTCCCAGCCGCAGGGCCTGTACGTACAAAAATCTTGGGTAGAGAGACTCCTGAGAAGCAAGAGGCGGCTGTGCGTGTTGAGGCTGACATGAACTACGAGTTGACAGAAGTCATGCGTGAGTTTCGCCCTGAGCATGAGCGCATGTTGTGGAGCCTCCCGGCTACAGGTTCGGCGTTCAAGAAAGTTTATTTTGATCCCAACCTTGGCCGTCAGGTGTCTATGTTTATCCCAGCAGAAGACATCATCCTGCCCTACGGTACAACCGACTTAGACACTTGCTACCGATTGACACACGGTATGCGCAAGACCAAGAATGAGATCATCAAGCTTCAGCAAGCAGGCTTTTACCGTGACATTGAGTTGCCTGACCCCAGCAAAGAACAAGACAACATCAAGAAGGCCAAGGATAAAGAGACAGGCTTTTCTGACCTGAACGACGAGCGCTATACCCTGTACGAGTGCCATGTTGACTTGGTGCTAGAGGGTGATGAAGACAAAGATGACGACGGTGAACCTACCGGCGTGATGAAGCCCTATGTAGTTACCCTAATTAAAGGAAGCAACGATGTCTTGTCAATTCGGCGCAATTGGGAACAAGATGACCCCCTCTGCCTCAAACGTCAGCACTTTGTCCACTACCAGTACATCCCCGGCTTTGGAGCCTACGGTTTTGGCCTCTTCCACCTCATCGGTGGGTACGCTAGGTCAGCCACCAGTATCATGCGTCAGCTTGTCGATGCTGGGACGTTATCTAACTTACCCGGAGGTCTTAAGACTCGCGGAATGCGCATTAAGGGAGACGACACCCCCATCGCTCCCGGAGAATGGCGAGACGTAGATATTGCTTCTGGCGCACTACGTGACAGCATCCTGCCCTTACCCTACAAAGAGCCAAGCGTTGTTTTGGCCGGACTGATGGACAAGATTGTGGAGGAGGGTCGCAGGTTTGCAGCCACTGCCGACATGAACGTGTCGGACATGTCCGCACAGGCTCCTGTGGGCACCACGCTTGCCTTGCTTGAGCGCCAGCTTAAGGTTATGTCTGCTGTGCAGGCCCGGCTGCACTACACATTCAAACAAGAGTTGCGCTTGTTGGCCGCGATCATCCGCGACTACACCGAGCCAAGCTACGACTACGACCCCGTTGATGCCCCACGCAAGGCCAAGAAAGAAGACTACGACCATATTGACATCATCCCTGTAAGCGATCCCAACGCGGCAACGATGAGTCAGCGAGTTGTCCAGTACCAAGCTGTCATCCAAATGGCTCAGATGGCTCCCGATATTTATGATTTGCCGCAGTTGCACCGCAATATGTTGGAGGTGCTGGGTATCAAGGATGCCGACAAGCTCGTGCCTATGCCGGATGACATGAAGCCCAAAGACCCCGTGTCTGAGAACATGGGCATCATCAAAGGTGAGCCAGTCAAGGCGTTCTTCTACCAAGACCATCAATCACATATTCAAGTGCATATGGCTCTTATACAAGATCCAACAATTGCACAGATGCTTGGTCAAAACCCCAAGGCTCAGCAGATTTCAGCGGCACTCATGGCGCACATTGCTGAACACGTTGGCTTTGAGTACCGCCGTAAAGTCGAAGAGCAGTTGGGTGCAGCCCTGCCGCAACAAGACGACAATTTGCCACCTCAAGCAGAATATGCGCTGGCAAGTTTGTTGGCTCAAGCATCTCAACAAGTGGTGCAACAAAGCCAAACACAACAGGCGCAACAGCAAGCTCAGCAACAAGCTCAAGACCCGATCCTCCAGATGCAACAAGCCGAGCTTCAGTTGAAGCAACAAGAGTTGCAGATGAAGTCGCAAGAAGCGCAGGCCAAGGCTCAACTTGCTCAGCAAGAGCTGGAGCTTAAATCACAAATTGCCCAACAAGACATGCAACTTAAAGCGGCTCAAGCTCAACAAACAAGTCAAAAAACCCAGACAGATGCGCAAATTGCAGCGCAAAAATTGGAATTGGACAAGGCCACATTGCAATCTCGCATGGAGTTGGACGGCACAAAACTTGGGGCGCAAATCAAAAAAGACCAAGCGCAAATTGAAGCCAATCAACAAAGAGAGGGCGTGCGCATGGGCATTGACATGGCCAAGCACAAAGCTCAATCTGAATTGGATGCGCGTAAAACTGCGTTAAATGTAAGTCAACCAAAGGAGAAGCCTACTAAATGATCCAAGAATTCGCACGCGTATTGCGCGACAAATTACGCACCGACATGAACAACTACGCAGATGACTGCGCTGGTGGCGCATGTCGCAATTTTGACGAGTACCAAAAACTCTGCGGGATTATTCAGGGTCTAGCCCTTGCAGAGCGTTATCTACTTGACCTTGCACAGAAAGTTGAAAAATCCGATGAGTGAACTTGTTCTAGAACCGGGGCAATTTGCGTTGCCCGAAATCCAACCCGTTGAAGCGCCAGCGCAAGACGCAACAGACGAAGAAAAAGCCACCATGTTGCCAGAGCCGACAGGCTGGAAGCTGCTGTGTGCCGTACCCGATATATCCGAAAGGATTGATGGTACTGAGCTTGATCTCGTAAAAGCAACGTCCACCCTTAGACAAGAAGAGCACGCCACAACCGTGTTGTTTGTGTTGAAGGTTGGCCCAGACGCGTATAAAGACCAGACCAAGTTCCCCGCAGGCGCGTGGTGCAAGGAAGGAGACTTTGTGCTCGTGCGTACTTATTCCGGTACGCGATTTAAGATTTTTGGAAAAGAGTTCCGGCTCATCAATGATGACCAAGTGGACGCTGTTGTGCAAGACCCACGCGGGTTAACCCGCGCTTAAAGGAGTAGAAATGGCAGAGCAATACAAGTTCCCCGACGAGCTTGATGACGGCAGAAATCAGAAGGTTGAGATAACTCAACAAGAAGACGATGTTGAAATTGAGATTGTTGATGACACACCCATACAAGACCGTGGTCGCAGACCGTTGGACAAAGATGTTGAAGACCCCACGGACGACGAAATTGAGAACTACTCCGATAAGGTCAAGGTACGCATTAAAGAGCTAACCCATGCGCGGCACGACGAGCGCAGGGCCAAAGAAGCGCTTTACCGCGAGAAGCAAGAACTTGAGCGTCTTGCACAGCACATGGTTGAAGAGAACAAGCGTCTCAAACAATATGTGAACAACGGCACTGAGCAGTATGGCGCAATGGCCAAGTCTGTTGCCGATGCTGAATTGGAGAAAGCCCGACGAGACTACAAGGCAGCGCAAGAGGCGTTTGACACCGATGCCATCCTTGCGGCTCAGGAGGCTTTGACTGATGCCAAAATGAAAATTACGGCGGTGCAAAATTTTCGTCCAGCCCCTTTACAAGTGGATGAATATGATGTACAACCTCAACAACCTGTACCCCAACAGGTGCAACCCGACGAAAAGACACTGCGCTGGCAGGCAAAAAACCAGTGGTTCGGAGCACAGGGGTTTGAGGAAGTTTCCAGCTTTGCACTAGGGCTGCACCAAAAACTAGTGTCAAACGGGGTCGATCCCCGCAGTGATGAATATTTCGAGCAAATCGATGCTCGCGTGAAGTCTACGTTCCCCGAAATGTTCGGTGGTACTAGCGAAAAGCCACGGCGACCTTCTTCAGTGGTTGCTCCGGCAACACGTTCCACAGGAACAAGGAAGGTGCAATTAACGCCATCACAAGCGGCGTTAATTAAAAAGTACAACCTTGACCCTAAGAAGTATGTTGCTGAAGTTTTAAAATTGGAGAATCAAAATGGCTGAAAACCGTAACCCTCGTGACAATGTTTCACGCGAAAAACAGGCTCGCGCTGTATATGTACCGCCGACCGCACTGCCCGATCCGACACCTGAACCCGGATATGTCTACCGATGGGTAGCCACTCATGTCTTGGGTCAGCACGAACCAACCAACGTGTCACGTAAGTTTCGCGATGGCTGGGAGCCGGTGAAAGCAGTAGACCATCCTGAGTTGATGATTACTGGTAGTGAAAAGACAGGAAACGTCGAAATTGGTGGACTCATGCTTTGCAAGATGTCTGCCGAAAGAGCGCGTTCTCGGGACGACTACTACGATCAGCAGGCTCAAAACCAGATGGAATCCGTGGACAACCACTTCATGCGAAACAATAACCCGATGATGCCTCTGTTTGCCGAGAAAAAATCGTCAGTCAGTCGCGGAGCCGGATTTGGTTCAGGTTCTAAATAAACAAGGAGTCCTTAAATGGCATCAGTAGCATCCCCTTACGGTCTAAAACCCGTAAATGAGTTGGGCGGCACACCATATGCAGGTGCAACCCGTACTTATCTCATCGACCCCGCAGGTACTGCCGCAAACATTTACAACGGTTCGCCCGTGTATGTGAACGCAAACGGCTATCTAGCTGTGGCAACCGCAACCGGCGCTGACGCGACCACCAATGGCTTTCCTACTGGCACCGCTAATACCGGTATCGTAGGTGTGTTTGTTGGCTGTTCTTACGTCAATGCACAAGGTCAAGTAATTTACGCTCAGTACTACCCCACAGGTACAACTGGCGTGGTTAACGCTTACGTTGTGGATGATCCCGGTGTTGTGTTCCAAGTTCAGTCTGCTGGCTCTGTCACGCAAGCTGCGGTTGGCACAAACGTGTTTTTCTCAACTGGCGCTGTGGCAACTGGCAGCACATCCACAGGTAACTCTACAGCTTCTGTTGTAGCAGGTTCCTCGGCTGTGACTACCACCGCAGCTTTCCGTGTTGTTGGGTTCGTTAATATGCAAGGCTTCTCAGTTGTAGGCGACGCTTACACCGACATCCTTGTCAAGATTAACCCCGGCTATCACACATTCACCAACGCTGTTGGCCTGTAAGGAGTAACTCAAAATGGCAATTTCACGCGCACAACTACTTAAAGAGTTGCTCCCCGGCCTGAACGCTTTGTTCGGTATGGAGTATGCTCGCTACGGCGAAGAGCACAAAGAAATCTACGAAACTGAGAAATCAGAGCGTAGCTTTGAAGAAGAGACCAAGCTTGCTGGTTTCGGTGCTGCTCCCGTCAAGAACGAAGGTTCTGCCATTGCTTATGACAATGCGCAAGAAGCGTTCACCGCACGTTACAACCACGAAACCATTGCTTTGGGTTTCTCAATCACTGAAGAAGCGATTGAAGATAACTTGTACGACAGCTTGTCTGCTCGTTACACCAAAGCTTTGGCCCGTGCCATGTCCTACACCAAGCAAGTCAAAGCAGCCGCTGTTATCAACAACGGTTTCAATGGCTCCTACTTGGGCGGTGACGGCGTTACCTTGTTTGGTAACAACAGCTCCAACACTCGTGTTGGTCACCCACTGGTTAATGGCTCTGTTAACTACAACAGCCCAACCACTGGCGTGGACTTGAACGAAACTTCATTGGAAAATGCCGTGATTCAAATCGCTGCATGGACTGATGAGCGCGGTCTGTTGATTGCTGCCAAGCCTCGCAAGATGATTGTGCCTCCTTCACTGATGTTCGTTGCCAAGCGTTTGCTTGACACTGAACTGCGTGTTTCAACTGCCGACAACGACATCAACGCGTTGAAGCAGATGGGTGCAATCCCTGAAGGCTATACCGTCAACCACTTCTTGACCGACACAAACGGCTGGTATTTGATTACCGACGTTCCAAACGGCATGAAGCATTTTGAACGTATGCCTTTGTCTAACTCAATGGACGGCGACTTTGATACCGGCAACGTCCGTTACAAGGCTCGTGAGCGTTACAGCTTTGGCTGGTCTGATCCCCTCGGTATGTGGGGCTCTGCTGGCGCGTAAGCGAAAGATGGAAAGGGGGCTAGCGCCCCCTTTTCTTTTGAGGTATATTCAAACCATTCCGGGGTTTTCCGGTGTATCTGACAGTCCCGGCTGACGACATGCAGACAGATACGCCCCACTTGCATGTAAGGAAAAAATCATGGCAAATACCACATTTAACGGCCCAGTACGGTCTGAAAACGGTTTCCAAACCATCTCCATCAACGCAACTACTGGCGTGGTTTCTACCGCTCCAGTTTCTTTGGGCGCTTCTGGTATCGTGGCCACCCCCGTTGCTTTAACTGATGGCAACGCAACTTTGACAGCAGCAGCAAATGCTGGCGGCATGGTCAACATTGTTCCCAACGGCACTCAAGACAATACATACACACTGCCTGCCCCTGTTGCCGGTACATCGTTTGTGTTTGTGTATGGCGGCGGCGCGGCAGATGCCACCGACTTCATCATCAATACTGGTTCAAACACCAACTACTTCATTGGCGGTGTGGCTTTCCATGACACTGACGATGGCGCAGCTTCTGTTGTGTTCTCTGACGGCAACTCCAACTCTAAACTGCAAGTGAATGTTCCAGCTTCTGCGCAAATCACTGTGATCGCAAAAGACGGTACAAATTGGCAAGTGTTTGGCACTGTGGTTGGCGCAACTGCCCCTGCCTTCTCAGACCAATAATCAACCCAATGGGGCTTCGGCCCCTGTTAAATCAGGAGTTTGATTATGACGATGCAATATGATGTCAAACAAGGGCACCTAAACCAAAGCGGTTTTTTTGTGCTTGGACGCAACCGGGTAAAAGGCGTTTCTTTTTATGGCGGCGGCGGAACTTTAGTTTTGTTTGATACAACCACGGCTCCAGTAACTTCAAGTGTTACTTACGGGCGTAGCGGCACGACTGTAACGATTGCAAAAACTGCGCATGGGTTAACAACCGGCACTGTTGTAGGTATTCACTTTGTTAGTGGCTCAGGTGGCGCTGCCACTGATGGGAATTACGCCATCACTGTAACAACCGCAGACGCGTTTACGATCACAGACATCAATACTGGGACTATTACAGGTTCTCCAGCAGCGCTTTATGTCAGTGGTACAAATCGTTGGCTGTTAACCTATGAAACCCACGCATCAGACGAGTTCCAAAATGCTCCTCTTATCCCCGGCGAAGGCGTAGTGGCAGCAAATGGAATTTATGCCTACATGAGCGCTATTGACGGGGCGCAGATTTACTATGGCTAAATCCCCAGCATGGACGCGCAAAGAAGGGAAGAATCCGAGCGGAGGCTTGAACGCCAAAGGTCGGGCTTCTTACAACGCAGCGAATCCCGGGAAACCGGGGCTGAAGCGTCCTCAACCCGAGGGCGGCAGCAGGCGAGACTCTTTTTGCGCCCGTATGAAAGGGATGAAAGCGAAGCTTACGAGCGCCAAGACCGCAAACGATCCGGATTCGAGGATTAACAAGTCCTTGAGAGCTTGGAACTGCGCTGATGGTGGCTATGTCACCAAGGCTGATGGTTGCGCGACCAAGGGCAAAACGAAAGGACGTATGGTATGAACAACGACGTAAAAACAATGACTGATGGCGCTGCTGTGGTTGTTGGACTTGGTGGTTTCATGGGCTGGATGACTCCTGTCGTAGCGCTCATTGGCGGCGTGTTGACTATTGTGTGGATGGTTATCCGCATCTGGGAAACTGAAACTGTTAAAAACTTGGTGGCTAAGTATGCCAAGCACGAGTAAGAAGCAACACAATTTCATGGAAGCGGTGGCCCACAACCCATCGTTTGCCAAGAAGGTGGGAGTCCCGCAATCTGTGGGCAAGGATTTTTCAAACGCCGATAAAGGCAAAACTTTTAAAAGAGGTGGTGATATGGCTAAAGCAAACCCTTTCATGGAAATGATTGCTAAGAAAAAAGCAATGGGCACAAAGAAAATGGCTTCTGGTGGCATCACCAACGCCAAGATGGGTTCAGTGAAAACTGCTGCTCCCAGCAAAGACGGTGTTGCTGTAAAAGGCAAGACCAAAGGCAAAATGGTCACCATGAAATCTGGCGGCAAAGCCTACTGCTAACATGATGTCCAGCCGTGGAATGGGGGATATCAATCCCTCCAAAATGCCCAAAGGCGTGAAGACACCACGCCGCGATGACACCGATTTCACCCAATACAAAGAGGGTGGGAAAGTCAACGCGGCGGGAAACTACACCAAGCCTAGCCTGCGCAAGAAGATTGTGTCGCAAGTGAAGGCGGCGGCTACTCACGGCACAGGTGCAGGTCAGTGGTCGGCTAGAAAAGCACAGTTGGTAGCCAAGAAGTACAAGGCTGCTGGCGGGGGCTACCGAGATTGAAAGCGCCGCAACAGTCCTTGAAAAACTGGGGCGACCAAAAATGGAGAACCAAAAGTGGCAAACGCTCTTCTGACACAGGTGAAAGATATCTCCCTGAAGCTGCAATTAAAGCTCTTAGCCCTTCTGAGTACGCTGCGACAACGCGTGCAAAACGTGCGGGTAAAAAAGCCGGAAAGCAATTCGTGAAACAACCACCCAAAGTGGCAAAGAAAACGGCTGGATTTAGATAACGGCTGATAAAGGAACAAAAAATGACTTCCCTAGCACCCCGATCCAGCCCGTTTGGGCAAAGCTTGTTTGGCGGGTCAAACGGCCAGCAACAATCTCAGCAACCCCAGCAGCAGATGCAAAACCCTTTTATGCAGTCTAGTGGCGGCGGGTTTGGTGGTGGCTTTGGTGGTGGCTTTGGTCAACCGCAAATGCCTGCATACGCACAAGGCTACATGAATAACATGGGCGGTTTTGGCGGCAATCAAGGGTTTGGCGGCAATCAAGGGTTTGGTGGCCAAGGCGGTTACGGCGGCTTTGGTGGTGGCTTTGGTGGTGGTTTTAATCCTATGCAAGGCGGCTACGGCGGCGGTCAAATGCAAAACCCTTTCATGGGTGGCATGGGCGGCTTTGGTGGAGGCTACAGCCCTTACCAGATGCAGAATCCATTTATGGGTGGCATGGGTGGATTTGGCGGTGGCCAAGGTTTTGGTGGCGGATTTCAACCGCAAGGGCAAAGCCCGTTTGGTCAAAGCCTGAATAGTGGCTATGGCAATCGAGGCGGCTATGGCAATCGAGGCGGCTACGGCGGTCAAGGCTTTGGTGGCGGCATGGGCGGACAACAGCAGTTGCCAGCCTTTGCTCAAAGTTACATGGGCAACATGGGTCAAATGGCACAACAACAAGCACAACAACCTGCGTTTTTCCAAGACCAAGAGTTCCAAGGCTACCGGCAGCAGCAAGAAGACTTGAGCCGACAAATGAACGATTACATGCAAAAAGCCCCGATGTACCAGCAGCTACAAGACTTGCAGGGCAAGATGCAGGGGATGGCCCAACCCCAGCAAGGACAAATGAGACAAAACCCATACGGCAACATTGACCAGATGCAACAGCAGCGCAATGCACAACACCAAACACAACTACAGTCCGCGTGGCAGCAGGCTACCCAAGAGGATGCTAGACGCGGTATGACTATGGACATTCCACCACCAGGAACATTTGGTCGCATGGGCGGTGGTGGATACGGCGGTCAAATGGGGCTGCAAGGCTTGGCGACATTATTGGGCGGACAACCACAAGAGCGACCGCAAGTACTCCCAAGGCAAGGCGATTGGGATGCGGAGCGTCAAGTACTCCGAAGCGGGATACCCGTATAACCCAGCAATGGACTAAACAATGGCAACAACTTCTGGATCATCAGGCTTTAATTTAGACCTCACCGAACTGGTGGAGGAGGCGTTTGAGCGTGCCGGTTCAGAGTTGCGCACGGGATACGACCTTAAAACGGCTCGCCGGTCGTTGAATTTGCTGTTTGCGGACTGGGCAAACCGTGGTGTCAACATGTGGACGTTTGAGCAGGGCACAATTACCCTGACGCAAGGGTTAAATACCTACGCAGTCCCCACAGATACCGTGGATTTGCTGGATCATGTGATCCGAACACAGGCAAATGTCCAGTCAACACAGGCAGATTTGACAATTACACGCATCAGCGTGTCTACATACGCCACTTTGCCCAACAAATTGACCCAAGCACGACCAATTCAGGTCTGGTATCAGCGTTTGGACGGGCAAGTCAGCCCCACTTCAGCGGTTTTGGCAACAAACATCAACGCCACAGACAACACAATCGTCTTGTCCAACGTCGTGGGCTTGCCTGCCATTGGTTACATCAACCTTGACAGCGAAACCATCTTCTACAACTACATTGACGGCAACACTTTGGGAGATTGCTTCCGTGGACAGAACGGAACAACCGCGGCTTCCCATACCGCAAGTGCAAATGCCAAGATTTACGTCAACAATACGCCTCGCGTAACCGTGTGGCCAACGCCTGACGGCTCTCAGACCTACCAGTTTGTGTACTGGCGTATGCGTCGCGTGCAAGATGCCGGTAGCGGTGTCAATGTGATGGATGTGCCTTTCCGTTTTGTGCCCTGTATGGTGGCTGGGTTGGCCTACTACATCGCTTTGAAGGTGCCGGGTGGCATGGACAGGCTACAAGTGCTCAAAGCTCAATATGACGAGGCATGGATGACTGCGGCTGACGAGGATCAGGAACGCGCCGCGTTGCGTCTTGTGCCTAGACAGATGTTTATTGGGAGCGGTACGTAATGGGGAACCGGTTTGCCAGTGGCAAGAACTCGATTGCCGAGTGCGACCGGTGCGGCTTCAGATTCAAGCTGACGGCTTTGCAAAAGCTTGTTGTCAAGACCAAGGTCTACGACTTGAAGGTGTGTCCGCAGTGCTGGGATCCAGATCAGCCTCAGTTGCAACTTGGTATGTACCCTGTGGACGATCCGCAGGGCGTGAGAGACCCAAGGCCAGACTTGAGCTACAAGGTTTCTGGCAGAACAGGTTTGCAAGTCGTGTTGACCAACAACCCAAGCATTGATGCGCAGGGTATTGTTGGCGGCGGCAGTAGGATATTTGAGTGGGGGTGGAACCCTGTCGGTGGTTCAAGAGCAAATGATGCAGGTTTGACCCCAAATGACTTGGTTTCTGTGGTAGAAGTTGGTACAGTCACGGTAAGCGTAACTTAGGAGTTCAAAATGGACAAAGCAGACTTAAAACAAGACAAAAAGATGGTTGCTGGCGCAGTGCATAAGCACGAGAAAGCCATGCACCCCGGCAAGCCCATGACCAAGCTCAAGGCTGGCGGCAAAACCAACAGCGACATGCTGAAATATGGCCGCAATATGGCCAAGATCGTTAACCAGCGCAGTGCTGGTCGGGGTAAGTAACATGGCCACCTACAAACAAGCAACCAAAAAACCCAACGTGATTGTTGGTGAAGAGCCTGCAAAAGAAACCATGCGTAAGGCCAATGTTTCTGTGGCAAACATCCGTAGCCAAGACTACCCTCCCATGAAAACTTCGGGGATTGTCGTGCGCGGTGGTAAAGCGCAGACCAAAGGCAAAATGGCACGAGGCCCAATGGCATGACGTACACTGAGCTTGTAGCAGCAATACAAACCTACACGGAAAACAATTTTCCGACGATTACGCTTGCGGATTCGTCTACGGTTTCGTCTACGGCTCAGATCGCCCGATTCATCCAGCAAGCTGAACAGCGCATATACAACACAGTTCAGTTCCCGTCGCTTCGCAAAAACGTGACAGGCACAGTGACAGCCAGCAATAAGTACCTTGCTTGCCCTGATGACTTCCTGTCTACGTATTCCTTGGCAGTAATCAACACCGATGGTAGCTACGAGTACTTGCTGAACAAGGATGTCAACTTCATCCGTCAGGCGTACCCCACGCCAACAGATACAGCCATTCCTAAGTACTATGCACTGTTTGGCCCAACCACAACAGCAGGCCCAACACCAACTATTACCAACGAGTTAAGTTTTATCCTTGGCCCAACGCCGGATACAACTTACAGCGTTGAATTGCATTACTACTATTACCCCGAGTCAATCACTACCATTGCTTCTGGACAGACATGGTTGGGTGACAACTTTGATTCGGTGCTGTTGTACGGTTCGCTTGTAGAGGCATACACCTTTATGAAGGGTGAGACTGATATGCTGCAACTCTATGATGGCAAGTACAAAGAAGCACTTGCGTTGGCATCTCGCCTCGGTGATGGTCTTGAGCGCAGCGATGCTTACCGCAGCGGTCAATTTAGACAGCCGCCATTGCCACAGAATAATGGGGTGCGTTGATGGCGTTCACGGGAAACTACACCTGCAACGTGTTTCGTACAGGCATCTTGGATGGCGTGTACAACTTTGGCACGGGCACAACAGACGTATTCAAGATTGCGCTCTATACCAATGAAGCCACTCTTGATGCTTCTACCACGGCTTATACGTCTACGGGCGAGGTTGTGGATGCTGGGTATACGGCTGGCGGTGAAATTCTGGTGATAAACCAAGTGCCAACCACAGGCAATGCGCCAAACACAACGGCGTATATTTCATTCTCAAATGCCTCATGGACTGGTGCTATAACTGCCCGTGGAGCTTTGATTTATAAATTTAATGGGACAACTAATCCGGCAGTTTGCGTGCTGGACTTTGGCTCAAACAAGACTTCAACAACCACTTTTGTGGTGCAGTTCCCTGCCGCCACAAACACCACAGCAATCATAAGGATCGGCTAATGGCACTTGTAACCACAACCAAAGGCGACATGGATGACTCTTTGCTGGAAAAGCGTGAGGGTACCGTGGACAACGACAATGAATTAACCACATGGGTTGAGTATTGGTTGGAAGGTGAGCTTGTCCACCGGTCTGCGCATGTGGCCTTGAAGAAAATGCCCGTCTTTGGCGGTGGCGAAACCCAATCAATTGGCTAAAGGATAAATCATGGCAAACACCCAATCAATGTGCACCTCATTCATGAGCGAGCTAATGCTTGGTCAGCACCAGCTTGGCACTTCAACCATCGTGTCCCGTGGTAGTTTGACATCACCCACTACAGATACTGTAAAAGCAGCTTTGTATTTGGCCTCAGCAACCATCAATGCGGCTACCACTGCGTACACAGTAACTGGAGAAGTGTCCGGCACCAACTACGTTGCTGGCGGAGTTACGGTAACAAATGCTACGGCTCCAACGTCAACTAACACCTCAGCAACTGCTGGTGTAGCGTACTGGACTCCTTCAGCATCAATTACCTACACCACGGTGACCTTAACCACGGCGTTTGATACTGTGTTGCTGTACAACTCAACACAAAGCAACAAGGCTATCAGCGTCCACACGTTTGGTTCACAGACCATCACGGCGGGTACTTTCACTTTGACTATGCCGTCAAACACTACGTCAACTGCTTTGTTGCGCTTGGCAACTACCTAAAGAGGTAGTTCATGGCTCTCGGCTGGGGCAACAATGCTTGGGGCGACAACGGCTGGGGCGGCACTCTTGAAGCAACAGGGGATGTAGCAACAGGAACCGTAGGGACGGTCACGCCCAGTCGGACTGTTGCGTTAAGTGGGGTTCTGGCTTCTGGGGCGGTTGGGACTGTTGTTGAGACAAATAACCCAACAGAAAACGGCAATATTGCTTTTGGAAACGTGGGCAGTGTTGGAGTTTCCCGTGTAATTTCTCTGACTGGCGTTTCAGCGGCGGGAGCGGTTGGTACTGTTGTCCACAGCAAAACTGTTGCGCTGACCGGAGACTTGGCAAGCGGAAGTGCTGGTACGGTTTTTAGGGGAGCTACATCACTGGCTTTGACTGGCAGAGTTGCCAGCGGTTTGGTCGGTACTGTTTCTCGGGGTGCAACTTCACTGGCCTTGACTGGTAATGCTGCCGCTGGTGCGGTTGGCACGGTTGTTCGGGGCGGCTCGGTTGCTCTGACTGGTGTTGTAGCTTCTGGTATTGCGAATGCGGTTATTGTTCCGATTCCAAGCAACCAAGCAAATGGCGCAGTTGGGTCAGTGGGGTATGAGCTAATCATTGAATTGACTGGTAACGCTTCCACGGCTGCTGTTGGATCGGTAGCGTTGGGGCCAAGAACATTTGGTCTGACAGGAAATCAGGCTCAGGGATATGTTGGAACACTGATTGCGGTTTATTGGAAGCTGATTGATGATAGTCAAACAGCAGACTGGGCAACAATCTCAGACGTACAATCGGCAGGCTGGGCAAATATAGATGACACGCAGGCTGTGAACTGGCAAAATATCAGTAATTTGCAAACTCCGGGCTGGTCGCTGATTGATGATGAACAAACCCCAAATTGGGAAGAAATTGAGGTAACAACATGACGACAGCATATACATCACTTTTGGGCTTGGCTTTACCCGTTACTGGAGAGTTGTCAGGTACATGGGGTGACACAGTAAATAACAGCATTACCTCGCTGCTTGACTCAGCTATTGCGGGTACAACCACTTTAAGCACTGATGCAGATGTCACACTGACAACAACTACCGGCGCAGCAAATACTTCACGACAGGCTATTTTGTTGTGTTCGGGATCAAGAACGGTTTTGCGCACAATCACGGCTCCTGCTCAGTCAAAGATTTATACCATCATTAACGCTACGACAGGCGGATTTTCTGTTAAGTTGGTTGGTGTTGGCCCAACGACAGGATTGACTATTCCCAACGGCTCAAGTGCTGTTGTTGCATGGAACGGTTCTGACTTCATTGAAATTGGCTCGTCTACTGTGGGCAACTTCACCGTCAATGGTAATTTGACTGTTACAGGCAACACTACGCTTGGTGATGCCGACACTGACACCATCACTCAAACAGCTTCTTACGTCACAGGCACTCAGCTTAAGTCAGCAAAGACAGCAACCAATACGTTAAATCTCGCCGCCTATGACACAGATGGCGCAGCATATACAAACTTAATTACACTAACTGCTAGTACTACTCCTACACTTGCACTTACTTCGACAGGTGTCGGTACTATCAATAACATGTCTATTGGGGCAACGACTGCAAGCACTGGAGCTTTTACTACTTTGTCAGCTACAGGTAATACGACCATAGGTGATGCTGACACTGATACCATCACTCAAGCGGCCTCCTATGTTACAGGCACAGTTTTAAGGTCTGCAAAATTAGCAACCAACACACTTGCCCTTGCAGCATATGATGTGGATGGTACAGCCTATACCAACTTAATTACGTTGACTGCGGCTAATGCACCAACACTGACGTTAACATCAACGGGCGTAGGCACAATCAATAACATGTCCATTGGTGCAACAACAGCATCAACAGGTGCTTTTACTACGTTGTCTGCTTCAGGTACATTGACTGCTACTGGTGCTGTAACCGCTAATACAACTACCAACGCACAGTCATACACCACCACTGGCGCAGGGACGATAACAATCAGTTCGGGAACGGCTGGCACTATCAACAACATGTCTATCGGGGCAACGACAGCTTCAACCGGTGCGTTCACCACGCTAACTGCTTCTGGAGCGACTACGCTAAATGGCAATACAACAATTGGTGATGCGGTAGCAGACACCATTACCGTAAATGGGCAGTTTGTAACAGGTACAGTTTTAAGGTCTGCACAAACAGCTACCAACACACTTGCCCTTGCGGCTTACGATACAGATGGCGCAGCATATACGAACTTAATCACACTAACTGCTAGTACAACACCCACACTTGCGCTAACGTCAACTGGTGTTGGCACTATCAACAACATGTCTGTAGGTGCTACCACCGCTTCAACAGGCGCATTTACAACATTAACAAGTAATGGTGCAACAACTTTTACCGCAGGTACTGCTTCAACTACTACTGGAACAGGAACACTTGTAATCACAGGCGGTTTAGGTGTAAGCGGAAGAATCAACGCAGCCAACTTTGATGGGATTATTGGGGCTAATACAGCCGCCGCAGGAACATTTACTACGCTTAGCAGTACTGGTAACACAACCATAGGTGATGCCGTAGCAGACACCATTACTGTAAATGGTCAGTTTGTTACAGGTACAGTGCTGCGCTCTGCACAAGCAGCAACCAACACACTTGCACTTGCTGCATATGATGTTGATGGCGCTGCATACACAAACTTAATTACGTTGACTGCGGCTAATGCGCCTACTCTTGCCCTTACCTCTACAGGTGTTGGCACGATAAACAATATGTCTGTAGGTGCCACAACGGCAAGCACTGGAGCTTTCACTACTTTGTCAGCTACAGGTGTAACAACCGTGCAGGCTGGTTCTGCTGCTGCTCCTGCCATCACTACTACAGGTGACACCAACACAGGTATATGGTTCCCTGCCGCTGACACCATTGCCTTTACTGAGGGTGGTGTTGAGTCTATGCGTATTAACTCCAGCGGCAAGGTTAATATTGGAGGCGCTACAAGCGCAACAGTCATGTTGGAGGTTATTGGAACTGATGCAATGTTGGTTCCCGTGGGTACAACAGCGCAGCGCCCCACAGGTGCGTCTGGTTATTTGCGCTTCAATAGCTCAATTACACAGTTTGAAGGCTACAACGGTACTGCTTGGTCTTCTGTTGGTGGCGGTGCTACTGGCGGCGGAGCCGACCAAGTGTTTATTGAGAACAGCCTTATAGTCACAACCAACTACACAATAACAACAAGTAAAAATGCAATGTCTACTGGCCCAATCACCATCAACAGCGGTGTCACTGTAACCATCCCCACCGGCGCTCGCTGGGTTGTTCTGTAAAGGAAATATATGTCATCAGTCGTTATATCAGGAGATACCAGCGGTGCAGTAACAATATCAGCGCCTGCTGTTGCGGGTACTAATACGTTGACGCTTCAAGCGGGTACTGCCACAAATTCGATGAATACGTTGGGTACCTCAATTACTCTAACTAATCAGACCGCACCAGACTTTACTGCTATACCATCTTGGGTAAAAAGAATTACGTTAAATATGTCTGGTGTATCTACAAACAGCACAGGAACACCTATTATTCAGTTGGGTACAGGGTCAACAACTTATACAACAAGCGGGTATTTATCTTCTGTTTCTATTCTTGGCGCTTCAACAGTTGTAACATCACTTGCAACTTCAGGTTTTGCAATATCTGCTAGTCATACTGCTGCTTATTTAATTGGTGGAAATATTGTTCTAACAAATGTTACAGGTAACACTTGGGCTTGTTCTGGAGTTTCAGGATTATCAAATACAGCAGGCACTATTATTACAGGTGGCTCTATTGCACTTGGGGCAGCATTAACAGCGGTTCGTTTTTACATTGATGGGACGCAGTTTTTTGACGCTGGCTCTATTAACATTTTCTACGAGGGCTAATCATGTCGATACTTGCATTAACTTCCAACACGCTGATTGGCACACCAGCCTCTGGCAACATTGAATACGATGGTCAATTCTTTGGCACTGACAGCAATGCGTCTAGGGCGCAGATGCAGAGGATCGTAAGGGCGACTGCTGTTTCAGCATCAGGTACAAGCGTTGACTTCACAGGCATCCCTGCGTGGGTTGAAAAAATCACTGTGATGTTCAACGGAGTGAGTACTAGCGGGACTTCTTTACCTTTGGTTCAAATTGGAGCAGGTTCCGTCACCACTACGGGGTATACCTCAAGTAGCGCCAGTGTTTTTGGCACAAATACAACCGGTGTTACAACTTCAACCGCTGGTTTTATTTTAAATGACTCCGGCGCTACATCCACGCGGTATGGAATTATTACTATTTCCAGTATTACAGGTAATACATGGGTATGTAGCCACGTTCTTGGTACTGCCAGTGGTGCAAATTTGTATGGTGGAGGCGCAATCGCTCTTGGCGGCGCACTAGACCGAGTTCGCATCACCACAGTCAACGGCACAGACACCTTTGACGCTGGCACAGTCAACATAATCTACGAGGGCTAAATCATGGCAGTCACAATTGATGGAACATCTGGGATCACATTCCCAGCAGGCGGCTTAGGTAACCCAGCAGGTGCAGTCGTTGGTACAACCGACACTCAAACACTGACCAACAAAACTGTTAACGGCTCTCAGTTGGTTGCGTCCAGCGTAGCTTATGCGAAGCTTCTTACAACCGACTGGACAAACTCTCAGGCGGCAAGCGGGTATCAAAAGTTGCCAAGCGGGTTATACATTCAGTGGGGGAACTTTGCTACAGGTTCTGTTGCTGGAAATAACTTTGCAAACGGCACCCTTACATTCCCCAACGCCTTCCCAACGGCGTGTTTCAATATTATTTTCAACCCGTCAAGAGGGGCTAACGCATATCTTTACATGGGTTCTTATGGAGTTCCTACAGCAACAACAGTCGCATGGTTTATTAACAATCAGTCTGGATCATCTCAGTCGCCAACTGCCCATTGGTTAGCCATTGGTAACTAAGGAAAAAATATGTTTTATTCAAAATCTACTGGTGGTTTTTTCGGCGTTGAAATTCACGGCGACAACATGCCAAACGACGTTTTGGAAATCACCGACGAAAACTATGCGGCTTTAATTGCGGGGCAAGAGCAGGGCAAGGAAATCTCAGCCGACGAAAACGGTTTGCCAATTCTTGTTGATAGGCCCGTCGTTGAATTAACTTATGCCCAGAAACGTGCCGCAGAATATCCCCCGATGGCTGATTACCTTGACGGCGTGGTCAAGGGTGACCAGGCTCAGATTGACAAGTACATAGCTGATTGTTTGGCGGTCAAAGCTAAATATCCAAAACCGCAATAAAAGCGGCAATGCCACAAGGTTAAGGGGTATCTACCGCTGCCCCATCCCAGCGGTGCTTTGGAGCAAACTATGAACGACAAAAAAATTGAACTGACCTTGGGTCTGGTGAATGCTGTTATGCAGTATCTGGGTACACGTCCTTATGCTGAAGTAGCAGACATGATTCAAGCCATTCGGGAACAAGCCATTCCCCAAGTGCCAATGCCTGAAGCCAAAGCTGAAGTGCCTGCGGAGTAATCATTGATCCAATCTCCATCCTCTTTGCTGCAAATGCTTGTGTCGCCGCAATCAAAGAAGGTTGTGAGTTATACAAGCAAGCTAAGACATCTTTCATGGAGGTCAAGGCAACGGTTGACGAGGCTATTGGAGTTGCACAGGAGGTATATGGTTTTTGGGGCAAACTGGCAAGTATGTTTGGCGGTGCGCCAAAGCCAGCCCAAAGCCAGCCTGTGGCGAAAAAGAAGGAAAAGTATGTTGCCGTTGACGAAACCAAAGTCATGGCAGATGTCGTCAGCCGACTCACGGAGTTCTTCAAGCTCCAAGAACAGTTAGCTGCACACATAAGGGAAGAGGAAGAAAAGAGCCGATCAGTCTACGACCCCGATGCCAACCTGATGGAAGCTGCCCTGAAACGTGTCATGGCGCAGGATCAGATGGCAGAGTTGGAAAAGACGATCCGAGAGGTTATGGTCTACCAGTCTCCACCCGAAATGGGGGCTATGTATTCCAAAGTGTTTGACATGCGGGACATCATCAAGGAGGAACAGGAAGGCGCTAGGCTGAAGGAAGAGGCGAAGGAGAGGTACAAGGTATGGCAACGGGCGGAGGAAAAAAGAAACTTCCAAGCAAAGTCAGCGTATCTCGTAGCGACTTTCCTATTCCTCCTCTACCTGTGGCTGTGGCTCCTGTTCGTGAATCGCTGGGGGAAGACATAGTGGGATGGATTGCCGCATGTGTGTTGGTCGCTCTGCTTCTTCCTATGCTGGGGATGCTGTACTTGGATGTGCTGGATGCCAAGCATGATGCCAAGGTGCAGATGGAAAAGGTTGAGAAGTTAAGACGAGAAATTGAAAGGGAGCGACGTGACAAAAAGCCTGATACCTTTGCTGATAACCCTGTGCTTGGTGGGGTGCGACGACCGTTTTCGCTACCCTTGCCAAAATCCGACAAACTGGAATAACGCCGAGTGCAAGCCCCCAATCTGTACCGCTACTGGCACATGCCCAGAGCAACTTATCAAACCTGAACAGGAGAAGAAATGATGGCTACTGTTGGATACAAACCAAGTAATCGCCTGAGCGCAGAAGAGATTGAAGTCCGTGTATGGGCCTTTGTCATCGTCATTCTGGTGACGATCTTGCTTGGCGCTATGGTGGCGTTCCTGTACTCGGTGACCTACGTCACGCAGCCTATGGCGGGTATGGCTCCCATCGACAAGATTTACACCCAGCAGATTTCGACCATCATGGTGTTCATTACCGGTGTACTTGGTGGCGTAGCAGGACGCTCAGGCATCAAGGCGGTAGCCAATGCGGTAGCCAAAGCTGAAGCCAACGACAACGATGAGCCCCCCAAGCCATGAGCTTGTTCAATCCTTACGTCTTGCTAGGCATTGTCCTTGCCCTGCTTGGCAGTTTTGGAGGCGGGTACTACAAGGGCGAACAAGATGAGAACACCCGTCAACAGATTGAGATTGCCCGTTTAAACCAGCAGGCGCGGGAAACAGAACAACGTATGGGCGAAGTTGCTCAAGTCTATGCTCAAACTTTGAGGAAAGCCAATAATGTTGCAAAAGCTAAAGAAACTAAGTTGCGTGCTGATATTGCCACTGGCGAGCGCAAGCTGTTCATTCCTACCAAAACCACCTGCCCCGTACCAAGCGCCGGTAATGCCGCCTCTACCGCCGGAGATAGCCGAGAAACAAGAACCGAACTTGACCGATCGGTTGCTGAAGCTCTTATCGCAATCACAGCCGACGGAGACCAAGCCATCCGCAAGCTCAACGCCTGCATCGACCAATACGAAACCTTGAGGAAAATGAAATGACCCAATTGACCGCCAACTTTTCCCTGCATGAATTGACCAAATCAGAGACCGCTTTGCGTATGGGCTTTGACAACACGCCCGGTGAGGCAGAAACTGAAGCCTTGCGCTTGCTCTGTGAAAAGGTTCTACAGCCTGTGCGTGACCACTTTGGCAAGGGTGTCAAGTGTAATTCTGGGTTCCGCAGTCCTGAAAGTAACCAAGCGGTGGGAGGATCTCGTACCTCAGACCATTGCAAGGGCCAAGCAGCCGATATTGAGATACCCGGAGTGGCAAACGCAGAGCTTGCCCAATGGATCATGGATAACTTAGAATACACCCAACTCATCCTTGAGTTCTATACCCCCGGCATCCCTGACAGCGGCTGGGTGCATGTGTCTTACGACCCGAACAACCTGAAGAAGCAGGAGTTGACCGCAATGAAAGTCGCTGGTAAAACTCAGTATGTTCCCGGTTTAGTAGCCTAATTTCATGCCCTTACAAAAAATCCTCCTCAAGCCCGGTGTCAATCGTGAGAACACGAGGTATACGAGCGAGGGTGGTTGGTACGAGTCTGACAAAGTGCGGTTCCGGCAAGGCACACCTGAAAAGATTGGCGGCTGGCAACGCATCTCAACTTCTACCTTTTTGGGGGTTTGTCGTTCTTTGTGGAATTGGGTGACGCTTGGCTCCCTGAACCTGCTTGGTGTTGGCACAAGCTCTAAGTTTTATATTGAGAGCGGTGGTGTCTATAACGACGTTACACCCATCAGAACAACCACCACACTTACAAACCCGTTTACGACAAACGGAACAACAACTGTCACCGTTGCCGATGCTGCTGGCGGGTTCATTGACAATGACTACGTTACCTTCTACGGTGCAACGGCTGTTGGTGGACAGACTATTTCTGGCGAGTATCAGATAACCTATATAAACTCAACTTCCTACACCATAACAATTGCTGCGGCTGCTACTGCGGCTACTGGCGGCGGTACTGTTTATGCGGTGTATCAAATCAACACCGGCCCAGCCTCTACCGCTCCTTTGACGGGCTGGGGGGCAAGCACTTGGGGTTCGGGCACTTGGGGTTTTGGTAGTACATCCACGGACGCTTTGCGTATTTGGAACCAGTTGAATTGGGGTCAAGATTTAGTTTATGGCCCTCGCGGTTTCCCGCTTTACTACTGGAGCGCAGCTATTGGTGTGTCAAATTCCGTGGTGTCCATGACTATTGCGTCCCCTTGTGTAGTAACGGCGGTAATAAATTTGCCGGACGGGACTCCAATTACGTTTGCAACCACAGGCGCTTTGCCGACAGGCTTGTTGCCCGGAGTTACTTATTACACCAAGTACTTAACAGCGGCAACATTTAATTTGGCTGCAACATCCGGCGGCGCAGCAATAACCACTACTGGCTCGCAAAGCGGAGTGCAGTCAATTTCCCCTCGGGGCATTTTGTTGTCGTCGTTATCTGGCGCTGATGGCTATACACCGCTTTATCAAAACACTTTTACCATATCGGACGCAAGCCGTTTCTTGCTTGTGTTTGGTACGAACGACTACGGCAGCACAACACTAGATCCACTGCTTATTCGTTGGTCAGACCAAGAGTCGTTGACAACATGGTTTCCAGCAATCACCAACCAAGCGGGTAGTGTGCGTTTGTCGCACGGGTCAAAGATTGTCACTACTCTGCAAAGCCGCCAAGAGATTGTGGTTTGGACAGATCAGGCTCTGTACTCTCTCCAGTACCTTGGCCCACCCTATGTCTGGGGTACGCAACTTTTGGCCGACAACATATCCATAGTTAGCCCCAATGCCGCAGCAATGGCTTCAGGTGTTACCTACTGGATGGGTGTGGACAAGTTCTATAAGTATGACGGGCGTGTTCAAACACTGCGTTGCGACTTGCGTCAGTACATCTACAACGACATCAACAAACTTCAGTTTGACCAAATATTTGCCAGCACCAATGAGGGGTTCAATGAGGTCTGGTTCTTCTATTGTTCGTCTGCTTCAAGCTCAATCGACAAATATGTTGTTTACAACTACACCGAAGATATTTGGATGTACGGCACATTGGCGCGTACAGCTTGGTTAGATACTGGGCTGCGCGATTACCCGCTTGCTGCCACATATAACTACAACATTGTCAATCAAGAGCAAGGCGTTGACGACAACGAGACGGGCACTACCTTGCCTATTGAGGCTTCCATTACATCCGCCCAGTTTGACATTGGGGATGGCCACAACTTTGCATTTGTATATCGCATGATTCCCGACATGACCTTCCGTGGATCTACCGCCAGTACAACACCCAGCGTGACAATGTACTTGCAAGGGCTGAATAACTCAGGTTCTGGTATTACTCAAACAGGCAACGCAGCCGTGGCATACAGCGGATCAGCGCCTTCCGTCATAAACGTGGATGAGTTCACAGGGCAGTTGTACATCCGTATACGGGGTCGTCAGATGCAGATGAAAATTACATCAAATGCTTTGGGCGTGCAGTGGCAGCTTGGTGCTCCTCGTATTGACATAAGACCGGACGGCAGACGATGAGCTACGTTGTTACATCCGAATATGAACTCAATAGAGTTGTTGCGCCTCGGCTCCCTGCGGCTAGTGCGCAATACGACGAAAACTATATTAACCAGTTAAACAACGTCTTGCGGTTGTACTTCAACCAGCTTGACAACATTATTGGGCAGCTTAGTACGGCCAGTGGGGTTATTCCCGCTTTGACTGTTTACACCGTTGCAACATTGCCCAACGCGGCAACCTCCGGAATGGGCGCTAGGGCATTTGTTTCAGACGCTACCGCAACAACATTTGCATCCACCGTAGCAGGGGGCGGGGCTAACCAAGTGCCTGTTTACTCCGACGGAACCAATTGGAAAATTGGCTAAACATGATACCATCCAATAAACCCATATTTCAGAGGCAAATATGAACATATTTGAACGGGCGCTTACTCCCGAAACCTACACAAACGCACTAAAAGATCCCGGCAGCGCGGTTAAAAACGTCGTGTCCGATCCCGCTTTTGGTTTGGTGGCAGGTTTAGCGCTTGGCCCTGCTGGGTATGGTTTGACTTCTTTGCAAGCTGCAATGGCGGCTGGCGGTATTTCTGCTTTGGCTACTGGAAGTTTGCAAAAAGGTTTGATGACCGGCTTGAGTGCCTATGGCGGCGCTGGCTTATCTGGCTCTTTGATGAGTGCCGGAACCTCAGATATAGCGGCAAATGCCGTTCATGAGGGCGCAATCGGTGGACAGACCGCTGGGTTTGGTAATCAAGCTCTTCAGTACCCATCTGTTGCTAACGCATCTGCGTTAGACAAAATCAGTGCGGGGTTTGGCTCTGTTGCAAGTTCTCCCGAAGCGGCTTTGCAATTTACCAAAGACAACTACGGCAAAGCTCTTATGGCAGCAGGCCCTATATTGGCCGATCAGATGGTGCCAACAAAAACACCTTTGCCAGATGCGGGTTCTCTTTCAGGCCCAAGTTACATCCGCCCGTATGCGATGCGTCGAACCGTGCGCAAACCAGAACAGGAAGTTGGCTCGCGGGAGCAAAGATGGTTTGATACCGAATGGGAGAGGGGTACGCCCTACAAGGCGGCAAATGGCGGTATTGTTGCTCTTGCTGGTGGCGGCATGACCTCTCAAGGTGCCTACGATTTTTTGATGGGTAAGAGTTCGACCCCGCAAGTTGAGACAATAACTAAAGCGCCTACTTTTGAAGGCCACTACGAGTTTGATACGGCAACAGGCACAAGCCGGTGGGTTCCAGCGCGTATGGATATGACCCCCGCTATAAAGCCGGTTGTTCCAACTATTAAACCTTTAACAGATACTGGTGGTATCCCTACACTTATTACAGGGGGCGGCGGAGTAAACCCAAATCAAGCCCAGACAAATGCGTTTTTTGACAACATGACTCCTCAGCAAAAAGCAGATCATGATGCGCAGTTGCAAAATATAAGCCAATTGATGACGCCTACGATTGTGAAAATAGCACAAGAGATGCTGCCTGCTTTAAAACCTAAAAACCCCGACGCCTTGCCTGCTCCTGTTGTGAATATGGATACTTTGTCTCCTGCCGCAGCAGCGGAATCAGTTGCAGTTACCTCTCCTGTGGCTCCGCAAACTACCTTACCGGCTCCTAATATGACAACTATGGGAGAAATGGGGCCACCTGCTCCTGTTGCCATAACATCTCCTGTGGCTCCGCAAACCACCCTATCACCCACTGCTCTTGGCGGCGTTTCTTCCGGAAGTGGAACAAGTTCCGGTATCGGCGGCATGGGTACAGGCGCGGCTGGTGCGGCTGCAAGTGGTGTAAGTCCCGGTGCTGCCGCTGCCGCTGCAAATGCTGCTGCTTCTGCCGCTGTTGGAAATGCAACAAGTGGGATAGGTGGACTGGGTGTAGGTGGTGGTGGTGGTGGTGGTGGTGGTGGTGGTGGTGGTGGTGGTGGTGGTGGTGGT